GATAGCCGCGTCCATGATGAAGGCCGTCCCGATGACCATATTGGCGCTTGAGTTCCAGACCAGTTGCACCACCCCCGCCTCGTTGGTGGCGATCATGAATCCGGTCGTGCCAAGGGTCGGGTGGGTAGCTGATGTCGAGTACGTAGGGCTTCCCGCTACCCAATACACATACCGCAGGTTGGTGTTCCCCGCCATTATGGCGTAGCTTGCCCCTCCATAAACAACATTATGCACTCCCCATGCAATCTTCCCTGCTGTGGGGGAGTTGTTCGTCCACACGTCTCCGGTCAATATGATAGTATTGGTAAACATCTTGGTCGCAGTCACGGCGAAATCCGCTATATCGGTCGCGACCACCGCCGTTGTCGTCGCACTCACCCCTGCCGTCGCATTCCACTCGCTCACCACCCCACTGGTATTCCTGCTCCGGATCCAGTAATAGCGTGTTGCTCCCGATGCCCCGATGTTGTCGGAGAAGGAATCGGTGCGCAATTCGCCCACCTTTACGGCGCTTGCCCTGTCATCCGCCGTATGCCTCCACACCTCCGTCACGTCGAAGTCGTTATCGGTGGGGTTGATCCATGTCAGGAAGATGGTAAACAGGAATGGAGTTGCCGCAAGCGCCGACGGCGCCGCTGGAGCGCGTGTCACCCCTACAATGGTGATGGTCGCCTTTGGAGCGATCTCCACTGCCTGCGTCCTGCCATCTGCTGCAATGGCCCTCACCACAACCTCGTAAGTATGCCCTACGACGAGGTCATGGTCTATTGTGACTTTCCTGTCCCTTACTATCATTATCGCCCTCTCTTGGGCACGTTTGCCCCACTGTCAGCTATTTCCCTCATACCTTGCTCCATCCTTCCTGCATCACTCTGTACCACCATGCGCTGTCGTTGGGGGAATGGTTGAGATTGCTTCCCTTCTTGGACGCAAATGCATGGTGCAGGGTGCCATCTACGAATAATACCGCATCCCCCTCGGCGTAGGTTGTTCCGGAGTCCCATAGCCCCATCCAGTTCAGGTAGCTTGGGAGAAGGAGCCAATCCGGATTCTGCGCTTGCAGGACGCCGTTGAAGGTAAGGTCGCCCCCGATGGTTACCACCTCGACGTGTGCGGGGGTTAGGATACCGTTGAAGGTGAGGTTGCCTCCCAAGTCCCTGAAGGTGTATCTATCCAACACTCCGTTGAAGGTGAGGTTGCCGCCAACCCCCCGCGATATGTTGCGCCCGAGGGTGCCGTTGAAGGTAAGGTTGCCCCCTACCGATATGGATGGGTTGAGAGCGGGGAAGATGCCGAGGAGGTGTTGTGCATCCTGCCGGGTGAGGGTTCCGTCGGCGTAGGGTAGCACGCCAAGGAGGAAGCGGCATTGGTTGAGGGTATCTATCCCCCAATCGTCGGTCATTGTGCCGAGAGTACCCAACGCAGCATAAGACTCCGCTTTTATCCACGCAGCGGAGCGGATGGTGTCGGAGACGCGGAGTTCATCGAATAAACCAGCAAAGATAGACCCATTCCTATACCCTATATAAAAATCTTCGGCAACATCAAGTGAGCCGGTTATACTGGAAATGTCAATCGCTGACAGCGACTGTGCACCGTTTATAAATAACGTCGCCGTACCCGCAACTCTGTCAATTACCAATGCCCCATGACTATAAACACCGGTCGAGAATGGAAGTCCAACGTCAATAGCAACGGCATTTTCGATATCATCTTTTAGATTAATTGATAAACCACTATAAGTACGCATATTTATCTGCATTCCAACTCCGCCATGTGACCCCGGTCTCCCCTTCTGTAAAACTCCAGTATCGGTAACGGATGATGGGTTTATCAAAAAAGAGATGGTGAAACTACTACTCCCGAAGTTCAGGCTTGCATCCTGTCCGCAATCAATGTAATCGTCACTGGCATCGAATGTCTGCGCGTACCCGACCTTTCCAGCCGCCTGTACAGGCTCATTCGCTCCTTTTTTCGTTCCATCATTATCATATTGAGTCGAGTCGGTTATATGAGCGTTGTCCACCCCATCATTCATATGGTAGACTGCAACGAAGTTATCATCCCAAGTCGCTTCCTGTGTGGCAGCATCATCCGCACTCGGATTGCCATACGGCATATATACGACCACGTCAGCAAGAGTTGTCAGAGTTGGGCATGCGACCTGGTACTCCGCAATCTTATTCACGCTGTCGTGGAAAACCCGCTCAAAGTCCAGCAGGTTATCCTCGCCATCCGTAAATCTGATGTCAGTCCCATCTGGCTTGGCCGCATTGAACTGAAAATTGGATGAAGTGAGCACGACCGGAAGCACAAATCCGGTCAGTGTCTCCTCTACCTTCATATGGTCGATGGTGATGATTTTGCGATATGCAAATCCCGCAAGCATCAGGACATTTCTCCTCTTGTGACAGTAGTCCCGTCGTCTGAATCCGTAGCGGTTCCAAGCGGTGTGCTACCGTCATCTTTGTAGAGAGTCTCGAGTCCGGTGTCCTTGTTCAGCGTCCCTTTATGGCGCATCTTCTCAAATACGAATTGTATCATGGAACGCAACCCACCCGTGGATGCCGGTACTGCGGCGAGTTCGACATTGGCCGCCGTCAACTTGTTCTCCACTGCCGTCTCCAGACTGGCCTTTTGCAATGCGCCGAAGTCAATATTGGTCTGCGTCAGCACATTCACATCGAGGTAATCGGTTGTGGCAGCGGCGAATTGACTATCATACCAATTTGCATTTGCCACCATAAACTCTCTCCATACCGGCAACGCTCCACTCACATGTATGGCCACATCCAACCGCCCTTCGGTGTTGGTATCGGTGGCATCCAAAGTGAGGATATACCAACCATTCTCATCGTGTACGAGGGTCTCGGCGGCAGCCTTCTGCGCAAAATCGCCGCCGTTCTTGCTCAGGCGAATGTTAGGTTGGGTGATAGTCAGCCCCGTCTCCGCCGATTTGCCATCCACGTCGTCCAGGAAGGGTCCGATGCGGATGGTGATTTCTGTGTCTGCTTTAAGGTACTGCATCATACCCTCCTATGTCGAAACGTATCCATGTTGCGAGGTGCAGGGAGTTGCGGCGGGGTGAAGGTAATGGACAGGTAAGGTTCTTTGCCGGATTCCGTGGACGGGCAGAACATGACACCTTCACTTCCGGTTGGGGCGGAATCGGCGAAGTCCTCCTTAGAGATCAACACCAGTTTCAGCGTGTCGGCTTTCTTTGCCAGTACGGCAGACTTGCCCGCTGCGTTGAAAACGATCTCATTCCACGTGGCTGAGTAGGATGACGAGTCCCACGTGTTGTTCAGCACAGTGCCATTGTACGCTCCGGTGGCCTGATGCCCGTCGAACAGGTCAAAATCCTCCTTCACCAGTGGGTCACTGTAGGTAGATGTGTGGATGTAAATTTCAAAATCAGTAGTGGAAGCATCAGACAAGCCATATGCGAAGAACGATGCGGCGGACACGGCAGACATGTCCGGTATTGCGAAAGAGCAAAATGTGCGATACACGCTGTAAGTGCTTGGCTTGGTGAGACCTATGCTCAACGATGATGCATCTGCGTAGTCCCCGGCAGCCGCATTTCTGGCTGTGTCGAAAGTGGCATCTGCGCTGTTGACAAACCCGTCGTTCGTCGCCACCACACTTGACGGATCAACCGTTATTGGGAATGTGGCACCGGAGATGTCCAATTCGCACGTCAGTACGCCATCGCTCTCGCTGGTACTCGCGGGCACGCGCTTGCCGGAAGCATCCACAGCGGCGATGGCTGGGGTGATGATGACGGATTCTCCAGATGACCACGTAACCCGCCACTGCAACTTGACCAGGGCGCTCTTATCCTTGAGCGTGACAGTCTCCTTCACCCCCACCCTTGATGTCTCCACTTTTATGGTAAGCGACTCTGACTCCTCGAACAGGGCTTCATACTCGACCCAAGCATCCCCGAGGCAGAACCTATAATTCCACGGTCTGTCCTTGTCGAAGTGGGCATGGTACAGTCCACTCTTGACCTCGTACTGGAACCCCGGCAAGGGGTCAAGAAGGGGCTTTCTCTTGACTGCGGGATCAATGGAGACAAAAGTACCTTCAGGGGTCTTATAGTGGACTGGGCAGGGGTAAATGTGCGCCTGCCGCTCCCCATTGCCAATATCAAAGATCTTCGCCGTAGCCGTGCGCTCGGAGATGATCTCCAATGGCTCTGCCACGTCCGTCGGCGTGTTGTTGAGTGGTATGACCTTATGCGCCGCGACTATGGCGGCTATTCCCGTCCTGACATCCATGTCACCCTCCGGCTATTATATTCAGCTCGTAGGTGAACTCAATTTTGTTCCCGAGGTCGACGTTTATTGCCCCGAACACTGTCCTGTCCATCAATATCCCCCCACTGCTCTCATGAAACAGCCCATGTTCCGTGATGGCGGTGGTGCCGGAAATGGTGGATGTCACGGTAGCTACCGATTTGTAGATGTATGCGCTGCTTCCCTCCACCTGCGTCCCCACGACTCTTGCCATCCCGCTCGGCGTCTGGAGGGCAGTGTCCGTCTGATCTTCCGCATTCGTGCCGGTGCCGCAGTCGTGATATTTGAACGTGGCCAAGTCCACCAGCCCCGATGCGCCCCCTTGCAGGCAGTCTGCGAGGAGATTGCAGAATACATCGGTCACGCACCGCCTTCCCAGCACCCCGAGGTCTTCCCACCCCTTCTCCGGCGACCACTTACGCGCCGACAACTTCGATACCAACCCGATCCCGTTTCCGATTCTGCGTACATGATCCATCTGACTCGCCTCCTCCTTATATCGAGAATGGTACTCCCGTGTTCCCATCAACAAGACTGATATATGCCTTCCCATCCTTGGTAACCTTCTCCATCGCATCATAGCTTCCCGCCGTCCATACCCCCACCCAATTTGGGTCGGCTGCATCCACATCTCTGAATAGCACCTCCCACTGTCCCCACGCTGCCATGTCGGTGGGCGACCACGACACCACTACATTGCTCTGGTATTCCCCTGTTGGCCGTTGTGATGTGAACTCGCTCAGGGTAAGATGGGTGGCGATGTTGAACACCTCCGGAGGCAGTACATATCCCCCTCCCACAGCCGGTTTCCACGGTACCGGCAGGTTGGCTGGCAAGGAGGAATCTATCGCATATACGGAGCTGTTATACTCCAACAGCGTTACTCTTCTCCGCATGTCCCCGCTTCTCTGTGCTGCGGTCACCCGGAATTGCTTCGTGAAGGTGGCGTTGTCCCCGAAGGCATACGGGGAATATGCTTCCGGCTTGTTCGCCCACCGCGTGATGAACCTTACCCCCGTCTGCACCCCCGTGTCCATAGTGTCGGTGTGGGTCTCAATCACCCCTGCCGAGTTCCTTACGGTCATCCCATACGTCGTTCCTCCCGTAAGCGTCACGCTGCGGTCTATATTCACCCGCGACCCGTAGTTCCAGTCGGTTGCCGCCACCGCAGCTTCCACCATCACCGCATCCCAGTAGCACACTCCCACGCCGCCTATCCATAGCGTGAGCTGGTCCTGGTCGGCTGCTGTCGTCAGGGTCAATGTCACCCGTTGCCACTGATGCAGCAGGTTCTCGTCCGCAAATGACTGTACATAGTGGGATACGCCCTGATCGTCATGGGATAGCAGTCGTAGGCTGAAATCGCCCCCGGCATCACTCGTCGCCCAGCAGTATGCCGAGATGGTGTATGTTGTGGAGGGGGATACAGTAACCGTCTGTTGCAACCCGAATTGCACGTTCGATGAGTGGTGTATCCATGATGCAGCCCCCGACCACAACTGCGTGCCGCCATCCGGCAACGTATATGGATTCCCCAGCATATCCAGTGTAGTTGTCTGCCCCGCAACCACCCGCGCTCTTACCAGACTGGGCTGGTTATCCCACATGTCCCATTCAGGGAAAGCTGGCGCCTGGTCGAAGGAGGGGTTATCCAGCAGATTTTCCTCATAACTGACGATTCTTCCACCAATCCCCAGTCCCATCGCGGCGTGTTGCAGGTACACCACATCCCCCACGGCAATATCCAACCCCTCCACATCCACCTCGAGATCCACCAGGCGCATCAGTGTTTCGTTACAGGCGAGAAGGTACTTGGCTATTCTGTATGCCTGCGCGTAGGATGTCGTACCGTAAAGGGTCTGTCTGGTTGCGTCGGTCAGGGAGGCAGACGCCGCCCATTCCACCGTTCTGACGATGAATGTCACGTCATCGTAGCTGTGTGTTTCAGAGGCGGTCGTTCTATCAGCATCCTTGTAGGTGATTTCGAGCGAGTTGGCTCTCTTGCTCTTGTCCCCCCATGCCTGCGTCAGCGAGTTTGCGACTATATTACCCTCGCACAGGAGATGGGTAGGACTGGCGGGCTTGTCCGGTATCGCATAATACTTCGCCCCATACGGCAGCACCACTCCCCTTCCCTCAAAGGAGATTATGTTGATGGCATCCCACGCGGTCATGAAGTCGTCAAAGACGATGTTGAGCTTGTACCCTTGCATGACCCCGTAATCATCTGGATTGAGGTGGTTCTCGATATAATCGGCCCATGCCGCGAAGGTTGTATAGTCTACCCGGCTGTAGGGGATGCCGCATCCGTACTTGGGTAAAATGTCACTGGCGGCACCTGTGTAGGAAGGATGTGTGACGCTCCCCTGCACCAGCATGTCATATACCGCCCACGCATGATTATTCGCCGCTTTCTGCTCCCACGCCGTCCCGTTATGTACCCACACCAAACTCCTCTCACAAACCCCGGTGACCTCAATGTCCCCCTGCAACTTTTCCGTTGCCAGCACCTTGATCCCGAGGAGGGGTTCGCCGGGGTAGGTGAAGGGTGCGTAGACGAGGGAGGCGACATTGGCGAGTTCGGCGGTGTGCTCAAATAAGTTGTTGGTGTTGGGTACTGAGTTGTTATTGGGACTGTACTCTATGCGGACATCATATGTCCCATCCGGCACGTCCCACTGGTATGTCCAATGGAATGCTTTCGTAGTTTTCCTACTAATGATGAAATTATCCGTGTTCACTAAGTTAGACTTATCCCAACCATCTGTAGCTTTTTTATACCAGATGGTAAGAGAAACCACATTCGTAAGATATTGCGTACCAAGATACAAGTTGTATAGCCCGTTAGGGAAATATATGTCTACAAAGAGCTTGGTGCCCCCGGAGGTAGAGACGGTTGTTTGTGTAAATGCAGTGGTAACCCAGTAGCGGGGGTCGTTTGGTTGGGTGGTGCCAGCATCCCACAGGTCTGTCCAATCAACCCCAGGAGGTTTCAGTGTTGTGGTGGTGACGCACTCGTATAGATGCCAATGTGCGGGTGCACCTACTTGTCGCCATACAAGTTCTCCTACTTGGTAAATTGCACCATCAGGGATACCCACGATTGGTTTAAGCATTGTCCCCTGATAGTTATTCTGATACGTCACCTCAAACCCCTCAATCTGCCCCTGTACCGCCATCCCCGATCTCGTTTCGTAGAAGCAGGATGCAGGGTCATAATTCGTGATGGGGTTTCCATTTATTTCAATGTCTGAAATGTCGGCATCACCGTGCCCGACTTTCCAGTAGGTGCCGGAGATATGCTTACCATCTTGAAAGAGGGGGGCGAAATATATGTGAGTCGGGTCAATTTGTTCCGAGAAGACGGGTGCGGATGTGTGTGCTTTGACGCAGACGAAGGTATAACCATTCCACCACGGCCACTTCACCTTATCGGTTGCATTGGCCTGTACCTCATCCCCAACCGCGTATGCGTGCGCCAGTTCCCATTCGGAGACTGTTCTCTTGTCAATTCCGTGCCCCGCGAACGAGTACAGTGCATACTTCCACTGCTTATCCCCCTCCATTGTTATATATTCATTCTTCAATACCGGCTTGACCCTTGTCTTGCCATAAATGACTGGCATTGCCGTCCCATTGGATGAAGTCTTGTTCGGATTATGCTCCCACCCGTAAGACTGCGACTGCTCCATCCCCTTCGGCCTCTTGACCGGGATGGAGGAGATTATCATTCCCGACAACAGGCTGATCCCTTTTATCCACGGATTAGGCACCATTGATCCAATCAGTGATAGGGCTTCCATGCTGTCGAGAAAATCGTTCCGTTTGGCCATTACCGGTATATCCCTTCATCAACCCCAGGGCTTCCCCCGAATTGTGCAGTATTGCTCCGGAGTTCGCAGTGGGTGAGGGTGTGGTCGCATTCCGTGTCGTATAGGGGGTGTGTATCGGATAGCCTACAGAATACCCCCAGCCCCTCCGTAGGGTGTCCGTTGTAGACGTGCCTACAGGCAGATGCCGTATATCTGTCCCGCGGGAATCTGCGCCCGAGCGGGTCGGCAAACCCGAGTGAGAGGGTTACCCATCGGTCATCCGCGCTCGTCTCTATCACCTCAAAAATCTCCGTCAGTTCAGGTGTGCTGGCTGCGAGGTTTCCGGAGGGGACTATGTATACGGTTACGGCTGCCCCGCGAAGTCCATCATACGCATTCATCGCGGTGTTTATCTCCGTGTCGAGATTGGACAACACCATATCCACTCTCGGCAAATCCCCCTGGATGCTCTCCTTTACCTCGCCGAAACTCATGGCGATTGGGGCATAAAACTCCCCTGCCCACACCGTGATGGAATTATCCGACGTTCTTCTGTATGTGCTTCCTCCGGCGGCTGTAGCATCAATCTTGATCAGTATCAACCAAGCCGCAGGGTTCGTCAACGCATTCTTGGTCAATACCCCCGTTGGCGTCAAAGTATGCGGCATATCACACCTCTTCCAAAATCATGGCAATGGTCCAGCGCGTATTGTTAGTTCCATCCACCGGAGTGTAAACGGGGGGCGACTGGAACCTCACTGTCACACTTGCGCTCGCCACAGGCTCAACCCACGTGAAGGATTCCCCTCCTACCCCACGCGCCGTCACGAAGGCGATGATGGTATCCCGATTCGCCGTCTTGGTCATGTCGAAGCGCAACTGCCACCGCCGAGGGGTTCTGGTGAACCTCGCCCTCGATGCCACATACCCCGCCTCCACCTCTGTTCTGACTGTGGGGTTGAGAGCAGACACCAGCTCCTCGATGTAGGGGGTCTGGGCGAGAGTCCCATGATGGTAGATTGTGGGAAAAGTTGCCATATCAAGTCCCCCCAGCCAGTATTTCCCTGAACCTTGGATTGGTCGTGGATTCCTCCATGACCACGTTCACTATCCACTGGCGCCCGTCAAACAGGGGCTTCTTCACCTGCCGCGCCGACAACTCCACCCCGCTCTCATTATGGAGGTGGATGGCGACGGGAGGGGCAATCTTCTGTGCGCCGCCACCCAAATCCGGTACATCAGGGATGTCGATGGGGGATGGTATGTAGTCCTGATTGCCTCGGTATCCGAAAGCATTGGAGGCACCTGACGTCTCAGGGGCATACGGGGTAGAAAATGTTTTACTGCTCCCGGTAAAATATTTGATTCCCCTCCAGATGGTTCCCCACGATATACCCGCCTCTGGTCCGCCTTCCCTTTTGGCTGTTCCCCTCCCGAATACTGCCTCGAACATCTGGATCGACAACATCTCGGCTACCAATTTCCTGAATCCAGTGAGGATAGCTTGGAAGAAGGAGTCCATGAAGTCGATGAAGCTACTTCCCTGTTTCATCAGATTGTCGAGAGCGTCCGTCCATCCAGTTTGAATGGTTTGGAGCATATCGGTCATCACATCCTGTTGTGTCTTGAAACCATCCACGACTTTTCCGATTGCTTCACGCCAGTCATCAACATAGGCATCCAAGAAATTGGTGTATAGTAATTTCATCCTTCCAAACAGTTTTCTATTTTCGCCTTCTGGAATCATAGGCATTGCTGTTGAGACTACTGAGGTAGGCAATACGTAGCCGCCTCTCAGTGTGCGGGATTTTCCGTACCGGAGATTCGGGGATACGGCCTCCCCAATAGTCCGCCCGCTGGCAATATCATTCATCATATCCATAAGTTTCTGCCAACCAGCCAGCATGTCAGCCGGTATCCAGTTCTTGAGTCCGGCTGTGATGGAGCCGATGTCCATGGTAATGGTTTCCGCAAGTGCTTTTCCTGTAGCAAGTAGAGACATACGCAGGGCTTCGGTGGCAGATATGTTCATGTCATAGATATCCTTCTCCACAGATTGCGCTGTCTCGGTACGCACTAGCACGGCAGCTCCTGCCAGCTTCGACAGGTAATCGGTGTCTGTCAGGGGAGCACCTTTATACATCCCTTTCACAGCATCGTAGAAAGCTGGATATTGAGCCAACATATCCTCAATACCCTTACGTAGCGGTTTTCCTCCGGCAGTGAACGCCTTATACAGAGAGGATTGCAGCTTCTCAGCCAGAGCATTACCAACCTGTACCTTGTTGATTCCCGCTTCGATACTTGCCGCCATGCCGGGGATGAACAGGTCTTTCTTCATCATCCGGTGCATACTGTTTATTACAAATCCCACCGCCTTATCAATACCGTTGATAAGGGTCACGAAGAAGTCAATGGCATCATTCCGCAGGAACTCGAATACTGCATGTCCCACGTCCCTCATCCCGAGGAAGTTTTTCCGCCACGCGGTTTGCAGGGTGAGGACGGCGACGATGACCACTCCCAGTGGGGATAAGATAGCTTGCAATATCATCACAATCCCGCCCAGAACCCTCGCCAGCAGGGCAAACGCAGCTGCTCCGGCGGTTATCTTGGCGAAGCTGATGAAGAACCCCAATATTTCCTTTGCGAAGCTCCTGACCCGTTCTCGATTGTTGTCAATGGCCAGTGTCCAGTCATCCACATGGGAGATGATGATCTTGATGGCTCGGACAATATCAGGGGCGAAGGTATCCACGATGTGCCGCTTCAGTGCATCCCACGTCTCCCTCAACTTCTCCAACTGACTCTTCATGGCCATCATCTGCTTCTGGGCGGTGGTCTGTGTCACATTTCCTGCATTTGCAATCTGGTTCGCGTATGCCCTGACCCCAACAGCACCCTTCTCAAAGATGGCGATCATGGTGGATAGGGCGCGTTGGCCAAAGAGGGTCTTGAGGGTATAGTTCCGCGTCTCCTCACTCGCCCCTACCAGCTTATCCTGAATCTGCTGCATGATGTCCACGAAGGGTAGCATCGCCCCCGAGGTGTCGTAGATTTGCAGGTGGAGTTCCCGCATGAGCCGCCTCATCCCGGATGTGGGGGCGGACAGCTGGGTAAGTGCATACCGGAGTGCCGTTCCCGCCTTGCTGCCCCTGATACCGGCATTGGCCGCAATCCCTATCATGGCTGCCGTGTCCTGCATGGTATTGTTGAAGGCTGCGGCTGGCTTAGCGGCATAGGACAATGAGACAAGGAACTCATGCAGATTCATAGTGGAGGAGTTGACAGCCTCAGTCATCATATCAGTGACATGGGTGGTCTGGTCGAAGCTGAGGTTGAAGGCGTTCATAACATTGACTGTACCCTCAGCCGTCTCCTCCAGGTCTTCCATCATTGCTTTGGATGCAGCTACGATCGGGGGCATGGCATCCAGTTGCTGCGCCGCGGTGAGTCCGGCTCTCCCGAGGAATAGAAACGCATCAGCCGCGTCCCGAGCGGGTATTCCCCACTTCTTCGCCGCCGTCTCCGCTTCAACCGACATCGCCCTGAACTCATCCTCGGTGTACCGAGTAACCGATGTCGCCTTACGCATCCTCTGTTCAAACTCGGCAAACCCCTTGAGTAATTTGCTGAATTGCCATGCCATGATTCCGAAGGAGACGACGAAGGTGGTGGCGACGAGTTGGGCGCCGTAGCGGAGGCGGGTCATGGTGGTGCCGATGGAGTTGAACGCACTCATCCCCGCCTGTTTAATCTGCGTAAACGCCCCTACATGGCTTCTCGCCATCCTCCGTGCCTCAATCTCAGCAAGGCGGTATCCGTGCTGGGTCTCCATAAGGGTGGCACGGCTCTGGGTGCGGGCGGCATCTATGGCGATGGCGGTTTGCTGGCGGACTTGACCGCGAGTCATGGCAAGGGATGTGGCGATGGAAGCCTTCTGTGCAAGTTCCGCCTCCTTGCGTGTTGCAATTCTGGCAGTTGCGGTATCCTTCGCCACATCCCAGTTCTGTTTCTGTATCATCCTGCGCTGCACATTGGTGATGGCGGCGAGGGCTGTCCGCAATTTGGTAACCTCAACCAGTGCGGTCTTGATTGTGTTGTTCCACTGGTCTGCATCCAGCCGCAAATATCCTACCGCAGCACCCGCATCATAAGCCATTTTTGCTTCCTCCAACCAACTTCAAAAACTCCCACTCCTCCTGTTGCCTGACTTCCTTCGGCGTCTCGTCGGTGAGTTCGTGGGTGATTCTGGCGAAATCGTCCTTATCCGCATTGAATCCCACTCTGACCGAGTACATCATCTCCTTCATCCTTTCCCGTCTCGCCCTGTCAGCCACCTTCTCCCAGTACGCCAACAATCTTGTATCCATTCCCATCAACTCAGCCCCAGTAAACACCCCTGGGAGGGCAGAGGCGATCAACCCGAAGGTGTACCCTCTGCCACCGGCGAGTTTTTTATTGGCATCCCCATCTGCCGGATGATCTCGTCTGTGACGAACTTGACGGCTACCCCTACGACTCTGAGATCAGTATTGTCGAAGGTCGTCGCCTTCACCCCGAGCAACTTGGCTAACTGCCGTCCCCCAGCCTTGGTATCCTCATCCCCTCCCGCATCCATCTTCAGCGAGTCCGCCGTCACCTTCCCCACTTCATACTCCACTCCTTCAATGGTCAGGCTAATCGGCTCGAACAGCGTCTTCGCCATCTCATCCATGTTCATCTTCGGCATCATGACCCCCTTGTTTTGGTGGCGGCGCCCCCTTCCGAAGGCGCCACCTGACTGGTTAGGTTGTTGCCCCATTCACCTTCCCGACACTCCACTGTTTCCTTGTGGTGGCATCGGGGAAGCCCTTGAATACTACGTTGTAGACGCGCTGATCCTTGTTGTTGTAGACGATGTCGTAGAGGGGCACCGGATATGCATGCTCCAACCTCAGCCAACTTCCATTGGCTGCTGCCACCCCTGCCACAATCGGCTTCACGAAGAGCGGCTTGGAATTGTCGTACATCGCCACTCCCTGCGCGATTGCATCCACTGTCATGTTGCCGCTCGGTGCCGTTCCGGACTGCGACCCTCCCTGCGTGAGAGAAATCAGTTGTGCGAGGGTGATGCGGGTGAAGGGTACCGTCAATTCGCACGGCCCACTTCCCGTAAACACCGTATCCACCGGAGTTGTCCCGAAGGCAGATTCAAACACCTCCGCGAACGTCTCCTCGAATTTGAACCGCACCTCTTCCCAGAATGGACCCAACGTGTCAGCGCCCCATGCGAGGATGCACGGTCCCAAGTCCCGTGCCGGTCCCATCGACATAGGATTCTCCTTCTATTAAAGTAACTGTGATTTGCACATGAAGTTCATTACGAATATGTGGCTTCCATTGGCGTCCTTCCCCATGTAGTAGGGCTTCGTCCCTGTTATATTGACACAGTAGATGACGCCGGAAGTAATCACGGGAAGGGTAAGTTGCATCTTCCCATGAAGGAGGTCGAATATGGTTTCCGCGTTGGTTCTCGCTGTCCAGTACGAGACACCACGGGAGAGTACCCGTATCGGTTTCTGGACCTTGTCGGTATGCAGGTAGTCCGCGATGGCCGGGTCTACCTCTTCTACGATGACACAGGTCGCTGGAGCGTCGGACTCGGTGAATCCGGCGAATAAGGTCGAGCCGATGGCGAGGCTCGTATTGGTGTCGATGTAAGTTGTGATTTCCTTGAGCATGTTATTTACCGAGATTGATTGCGTCGTAAATGGCGTCCATGTACTTGTCCATGAAGAAGCCAATCTTGGATGATAGCTGCTTTCCGCCGCGAAGTGCTGCATAGGGGGCGTTGAAGGCTACCTGCGCCTCGTGCACGCCCGATCCAAGCCCGGTTGGCTCGTCCTCGCTGGCTCTGAAATCCTGATACTCTCTTGGCGCATACTGCGGATACTTAGTCTGCGTCCCTGGGACTCCGTAAGGCGACTCAAACACCTTCACCCCATCCACGAATACTGTCCCACTGCCAATCAGCGACGTAGTATCCACGGGCATTGCAGGGTCACTCGTCACCGCATCCCGCAGCAACAACTCCCCAGCCTTCGTCAGTCCCTTCCTGACCCGCGCAGGTGTCTCGTTGAGCCGCAGATTGGTCATCTTGTCGATCATAGTCCGCATGGTGAATATCGGTTGACTCATGCCAGATACACCTCCATGAACTGCTGCCTGAAGTCCGATTGTGTCGCAATCTGGAGAATATGCCGGTCAACCCCGTCGTAAGTAATGATGTCGAGATATGAAATAGTGTTGGCGGTTCGGGTGGCGAAATCGGAGGTGATTATGGTGCGGTTCTTCATCAAAACCCTCATCGTGCTCGTTACCAGCTCCGTCCCCGTCCCCTGTATCACCCTCTCCTTGTAATCCACCCTCGCTTTGACCGAGATGTCTGTTGACGGATTCGGCTCGCCCCATTGGTCTTTCCCCTTGTTCTGCTTCAAGGTTATGGTGTGTATGAGGTATACACCTATCATTCTGCATCATCCTTGAGGAGGGGGTTATTGCGAGGGTCTGCGCGGAAATCTATGTCCCGCTCCCCCATCGCCTGCGTCCGCTTCCCCCGTTTCCGCTTCAACCACTGGTCATACATCCCGTGACACTTGGCCGCCGCATGGGAACTATCCGTTTCCCCTTCCTTGTCGAAAAGGTAACGGATGCACCTGCTCACGTACTTCTTCCGCGATTCGCCTTCCCTCGGAGTGGGCATCTTCCACCTCTACGTCAGTGTGGTATCGTCGGCTGTTTCGAGATTCCCGGGGGCGTCATAGGCCACATTCTGCTCCTCATCTCGCTCCACATCAACCAGATGGATGGGCGTATCAGCGCGGTAGGCGTCCAACATGGCGACCACGAAGGGCGGTATGGGCATCCTGTTCTTCCCATCATACTCCTCCTTCACGATCCCCGCCTTCACCACCCCCTGCGCCTGCAACCCCACCCGCAAATCAATATCAGGTTGGTGGATGACCAGAAACAGCACCATCTCACATTGCGCATCCTTGATTGCCTGCGGTGCCGTTGCGGATGCCGACAGGGAGAACATTGGACACCCCATCAGCCAGTTGTAGGCGGTGATTATCGCCCCCTCCTTATCGGTTCCAGACAACCAGTAGGTGCTGGCACCGAAGCGGGTGGTGAAGAAAGTGTCCGCCTCTGCCTCCGTCACCCAACTGTTTGTTCCGACCACTATTGCCGACCCTGGTGGCATCTTACCCTCCAAATGATGCAAAATGCAACACGATCAAGAATATATACCCGTTATCTCACCCTGTCAACGAATTACTTGCCATTGCCTGAGCGGGTCGGGGTCTTCCCACACCAACGCCCTCGCCATCTTGTGGTATTCCCTCAACGAACATGCCGCTTTGCACCAGTAGGGGGTGTCCCCGTTGAGAAGTGCTTTGTGTACCCCTCCACCCCATACTTCCGTAGGAACTGCATCTGGATCTGGATAGTGTTTCCCAATTCTGTACTCCGGATCACCATATTGATCAAGGCAGAAGTACACGTTTCCGTCAGCTCCAAGGTGGATGGTCAAGGGGGCGGCATAGCACTGGTGAAAACTACCCTGCGGTACAGGATGCTCCACCCGTACTGTGATCTCCCCCTGTCCCGCTTCCTTGCAGGCCGTTTCAACTGCATCGAGTGCTTCCCCCTCGATTCCATTCGTCATTTCCTCCGCATCCCCCCGTTTGCCGTAAGCTCCCGCCCCCAGCGGTCTCGCGTTGAACAAATCAAATCTCTTCGCCCGGGCGAACCTGCACGCCTCCGCCACTTCGTCGAAGTTGAGGGTGGTCATCTCGTACTGCCACCCCAGCAGAGCCTTGTTGCTCCGTTGCCTCGCCTGGAACATCTCCACGTTCTTTATGGCGGAGTTGAAGAGGTGTCTCCTCGTTACCAGTTCGTAGGTATCAGGCGTGGCTGCCGGTATCTTGAACCACACCGTCGAACACATCCCCGCCAGCGCATCCAGTATATTCTCCTTCAACCCCACGCCGTTGGTGGTGACGCTCACATCCAACCCGCCCAATCTCGCTACAATTATGGCATCTGCCAGTTCCTTGTGCATGGTCGGTTCTCCCACACCCCCGAACATAACCGACTCCACCCCCCACTTCACCAACATATCCACCAGCTTAACCAGATGCCCCTCCGGCATATGCACCGACAACCTATCCTTCTCATCCGTGGCCATCCCGCAGCACAGGCAGGATAGATTACACCCGTGAACCGGGTTGATGACCGCCTGCACCGGGGGCAACAGCTTCCCCTCCTTCGCCGCCTTATACCACGCCTCCAGCCGCAATCCCTTAACCTGCCCCATTGGGTCAAATAAACTCGGCATGGTTTATCCCCTGTTTAAGTAGGTCCCACACTACGTTATACTGGTGATAATGGCATCGTACACACCGACTCCCATCAAAGGGCTTCTGCTGCGTCCAGATGCGCCGGATGTCCTGAATCGTCCCCATGCGCATCCTTTCCGGTGTGTCGAAGCTGATGTCCTTCTCGGCATACTGGACCCCGCAGCAAGGATACACCCCGCCATCTGCCCCGATATAGGGCTTGATGAGGCTGATCCAACACTGCTTGAACCCGGGGGTGGTATTCTTTCTCCCCTGGTAGATCACGATCCCATCATCCACCCCTACATCCGCCAGCACCTTCCTCACCTCGTCCATGTGGGTGGCATTCTCCGGGTGTGTCAAATCCGATACGACTCTGACGTAGGCGAAGTCCAACTCCAATGCTAACCTCACGCAGGAGAGGAAATTCCCCGGCTTAAACTCCCCCCCATTCAGCACCACGTACGACATGCCCCAATCAGGGGCAGGAGCGCCCCTTCTGGCGCGTATAATCCCATTGGCGTACTTTTGGTAGTCCCAGTGGTCTGAGCAGGAAATTCGGCACCATACCATCTGGTTCAGCCCGACTGGGTCAGCCTTCTCCATCACCGTACCGTTGGTGATCATTCCAACCCTGTAGTTCAGATCGAGGGCATCCTCCACCACCTCATTGAACTTAGGGTGTAGTGTCGGCTCTCCCCCGCCCGTGATGGTGACCGCATCCGTCCCGAGGTTGGCGAAATCCACCAGTATGTTGTGTAGCTCCCCCCGGGTAAGCTCCAGCTTCCTGTCCACCGCCCCGTAGGAGCAGAAGGGGCACAGGAGGTTGCATTTGTTGGTCAGCACCAGTTGGATGTGGGTGGGGATGAGCTTACCTGTCCCCGTTGCTACTTTGGTATCTGGGTGGAGGAGCATTTTTATGGGCAATGTGTCTGCCGCCGTATACGAAACCAAACTTATTCCTCCCATCACACCCCCACTTTCTTGAATGCCAGCAATGCGTTTGCAGGCCAGCTTATCCAGTAGGATGGGAATATCATGGTGAAGTACCCCCGCTCGACAAACTCCGGCTCCTCCAGCACACAGAGGTGGCGCATATCCTTCTGGTCAATCTCCGGTGCCGGTGTATATTCCGTCATGCCCTCCAACCCGAGAGGTCCCCAGACTACCACATACCTTGACGCAATATTCTCCGCCATCTCCAACACCTTCCAACTCACATCCTTCTCAAAGTGCTCCAGCACGTCGAAGGCGAGTACGGCATCGAACTGCTTTGGTGAGTAGAGAGTGTCCAGTTGCGTAATATCTCCCATCTTGAATGCCACATTTTCCAGATTCCGTGCCCACGCCGCAGTCAGCCTCTCCCCCGACCAATCAATGCCTTCCCGCACGGGGAATCCCTCCATTTGCTCCAAAATACCACCTTCTCCGCACCCAATCTCCAATACTGACTTTACCCCACGCTGGTGGAGGAAGTGCCGCACGATCTCGACCGGGTTTACCAGAGACCTGTCACGCTTTGTAAAAATCGACATATCTCTCCACCATCCTCTCTGGGGTGTAGTGGGTTGTGGCCCATTCATGCGCCATCTTCCGCTGTGTTTGTAGCAGATCGGGGTGTTCCTGAAAGTCGGCGATGAATTTACCTATGAAGTCGATGTTGGGGGTGTTCAATATTGGAGGGGGCGTGCCGAAAGTTTCCTCATAAGCGGCAGCCGCACCCGGGTCAATCCTCGCCATCAGTGCCTGCCCCATTGCAAGGCTCTCCCATCCCCACATGCCGATGAATCCCTGCGTAAGGTTGTCAATCGATACATTGAACTCCAACCGTTGTCGTATGGCCTCTGCGTAGAGGATGCTGTTAAATAACTGGTATTTAGCTCCGATGTAGTTGAGGGAACGCTGAATCACCCCGTTATTTCTCCTATTGTCGGATACAGGCCCCATAATCGCCACCTTAATGGGGGATTGGGTGGCCATGCTCGTGGGGATGTCACTTAGATTCAGAATATTGGGTAGCCAAGCCGCCCCCGGTATCGGCGCAATCGGATCGCATTTAATCACCTTCGCCCCCACCTTCTTGCACTCGTCCAGCCAATACTGCGGCCTGAACTGGTGGAATCCTCCGTGGAAGTGGAATACGAACTGTTTCTTCCCCACATACTTCTCAAATGGGTGCCCCACCTCATATTCGTTCCGCATGAAGAAGTCGAAGGCAGACCCCGGCTTGTGCGTCCATATCCAATTGTTGAAGTGGAGGATGTCATATTCGGATGCCATCTTCACTACACAATCAGTATAGAGGAACTTGAAGTCGGAGTTCTCCGCCATCGGCGTGGTGCGGTAGATGATACTGGAAGCGTCCCACCCTTTTACTCTGTTGAGGGCATTTCTCAAGTTCCACGACACCCCCGCGCAGTCAAATTCGAGATTGATAAGGAGTACCCTTGTCATGTCGTCCTCTTTATATGATATACCACCCAGACAGATTCGTACGCTGGATACTCCTGCCCCCTTATAACATTGATTACAGCCCCGCCTGCCCTCTCGATAAGTCCACGCACAGTTGTCTCCGTTCGCTTCACCGACCCCGCCTTCATAGCCGCCGTAGTGTAGTTTTTGGCCAACACATCCGGTGTAGGCGGTTGCAGGTAATCAGCCACCTGGAGGGCGAATATTCCGTCCTCCCGCAGCGCTGCTATCCCGTAGGCGAGGTGTTCATGTAGTGTTGCGTCCGAGACATGTTGCGCCACCAACAGTTCTGTCACCAAATCATACGTATTCTTCGGCACGAAGCTTACCCCCTCGTAGAAGTGGTCAGCCACCCCCGTCACGGCAGTTAGGGCGGCTCTGGTAATATCGGCGCAGTCGAGGCGTTGCACGTATGCGCGGGCGAAGCGCTCGAACTCCCCCAAGCCCACCCCGATATTCAACAGGGCTACGACAGTGAAGAACAACCCCCTGACGTGGAGTTTGTCCAACGTATTCTCCCCGTTGCCAGTCAGGTACACCCTATCAGCCCCCTCGTGCTTCTCTCTCCAGAACATTTCCATCTCGGCTGCTTCGTTCACACCAGCCCCCTCTGCATTTGCCGTTGCCGTCGCTTGTCCTGCACGAAAATGGTATAGTTACCTGGTCTGGCCTTGGTAGCCGTGACGTTGTGCGGGTGCCGTCTGAACCATCCCAAGCACACATCCACGTGGGCAAACTTGAACCCCATTTCCTCTGCCCTGAGTACGAAGTCATAATCCTCGCACGGCTCCGTCTGGAACTCTCCAACGGCTTCCCGAAGGTGCCTTCTCCATATCCATATGCAACCGAGGAAGTACCCTTTGCCGAGTCTGTCGGGTGCCCACGCCTGATCCACTTCCTCCCAGAGATTCACTCGCCGAGTTTCCAGCATCCCGGTTTCATCCATGATGCCAATTTCATTGTTGCCGTAGACATAATCCACATCGGGATGCCGGTCAAGATATGCCATCAACGTTTCCCACGCATTGGGATAGGGGATATTATCCCCTGCCCACCACGTCTCGAATGCCCCTCGGGTAAGAGCAAAACCAGCATTGAGAGCACCTCCCGGTCCCATACCACTACTTACTTCCCTCCTCACATACTGGATATTGTGGGATTTCCCGAGATAGGGTTTGCAGACATCTTCCGTGTCGTCCGTACTCGCGTCATCTACAATAACCAGTTCCCAGTTGCGGTACGTCTGCGCCAAAAGGGAGTCCAGCACCTCTGGAAGGAAGTGGGCGTAGTTATGCGTTGGGAGCACAATCGACAGCATTCTCCGCTCCTTTGAGTTGACGGCTTGCCTGCAAGTGCTCTATGACAGGCTCCCCCATTTCGAGTCGGTCGAAGATGCAGGTATACTCCGGCGGTATCCCCACCACCAGCACTTCGTCGTCGTCTCCGCTATCCTCGATTACCTTTTGCAGGTTGGCCTGATCCCATTTGGCTGGATTGTTCTTGTTCTCCACTATCCACGCCAACACAAGTCCCCTCACTGCCGCTTTGTTGCGAAGGAACAGGGTGCCGGATAGCAATTCTACACCATCCTTGTAATGCACCCCCACATCTCCTGCGAAGTCGTCGAAAAGGACTGGATAGGCCAAGATTGCGGCATCGGCATCCAACCAGAGAATATCCCTATCTGGGTGCCCCTGCATCATCTCGAGTATGAATTGCGCCTTGTACTGCGTATTCTGCTGCCAACTCCCCCGGGACTGAATGTGGCGGATGTCACAATCCAGCCCCCAACGGCGGGCGCACCCCTCGAGCTGCTTGGCCAAAGGGGCATAAGCGTCGGTATAGAAACTTACGATGAGGGGAAAAGCGGGAGGAGTCAACGCAACACCCCCTTGAACTTGCGCGATGCTTGGAATTGCTCAATTACCGGGTTCTCCACGTCCTGCATTGTGTCGAAGATTGTGCAATACTCCGCAGGCAGGTTCACCACTCTCAATCCCTTTTTCGCATAATCTCCCTGCTCCAACATTATCTGGAGGTTGAGTTGTTCCGCCCGTCTCGGGCATACTGCATTGAATTTTATCCAATCCTCCACCATCGCCAGCGTCCGCTCGTTATAGGCGAGGTAGGTGACGGCGTCGTCCAGCTCAATCTGGCTTCTCTTGCCCTGCGTATGTCGCGACCAGTCTATGAAGTGGACGCCAAGGTCACCATCAAAGTTTACGAAGGCTGCGGGGTAGCGGTTCACCACCGAGTCGGCATCCAACCACACGATGTCCCTTTTGTGCTCCAGCAACTTGTCCCGCATGAAGACCGTCTTATAATGCACGTTGGCAAGCCAATCCCCCTTGCTCTCAATCTCCACCACGTCCGTCTCGAAGCCGAACCGGCGCACACTCAATTTCATCCGCATGGCAAGTTCTTTATACTGCGCCGTGTAGAAGCAAATCACAATCGGTCGCCTCTCTGCGCGAATCTTTTCCTTCGCGACCGTGGATTTCCTGAAAATGTCCAGTCCTGATTTTGGGTTCAGATTCACTATTGTGATCCCGTTCTCCTTCACCTTCCTGTACGATTCCTCCGCCGACCTGAACTCCCCCTTGAACAGGTCATACACAGCAGCCGACTGTCCATCATTGGGGTACCCTTCATGCCACCATGTCTTTTTCTTTCCCGGCGCACTAACCATATCATACCCAAGTAGATATATGGGGGATGCCCCGAGAAGGACGGCGAGATTCAATGCGCCGTAACCGGAATGCGTCCCATGACGCACACCACTCGCAAGGTCGTCGCTGAGGTACTTACCGTTTACATTCTTCACGAAATAGTAATCTTCTGGAGGTAGCAGGGGCAGGATGGATAGGAATGCCCAACACTTGATACCGTCAAAGTGTGTGTATTTGTCGTAGCAATCCTCGCCAAGTTGCTTCGACTCTACCCACCCTGCAAGTCTCTCATCCATCGCGAAAATGATGGTGGGATCACAGATCTCGAAGGCTCTGTTGACTCCGATAACAAGCTCCCCCTTCAAAAAGGACAAATCCATCCCCCGCAATGATGGTCCTCCTCCAACAATGAAGCACCGTTGCCCTTTCCATGACCCCTGCGGCAGTATCTCGTGGATAAACTTCATTGTATTAGGTATTGGTAGGTCTTTTTCCTGTTGCAGCTCTTTTGCTGTTTTGGGTATGAGGAGTTTCTTGATGCGGCGAACATCTTTCATGGTGAAAAGCGGAGTGGACTTATTCTTGCTGATTTTTGTCATTTCCTTTCTCCCCCTTTGGCATTTCCCTCTCCTCCTTAACAAAACAGGGTGGGGATGGCCAACCACCATCCGCCACCCTGCGGGGGCCGCGATCTCGGTGAGAGAGGGGATTACCGAGACGCGGTGTACATCTTACGCAATGGAACAGCGGACAAGCTGTTTCAGCTCGCCCACGGCTCCGCCATACCGCTGCCAGCCAACCGCGATGTCCGAGTAGGATACGGGGTCAAACTGGCCGAAGATGGTGAGGTCCATGCGATTCGCGCCCACGAGCTTGTTCTTGGGCAGGATCACGTAGTATTTGTCGGTGGCAGTCAGCATCATCGTCCAGATGATCCTGACATTGTACGCGGTGTACCCGACGGAACCGGCGAAGGGTTGCTGGACAATCCCTAACGCACGGGGGAGCCGGGTCTTGAGCTGAATCGGGGCAAGGATGATGAACTCCGAATTGGGGGTGGCACCGAAACCGAAGGTGTTCACCCGCGTCAGGATGTTTTCACACGCTTTGTTGATCGTGTTCACATCCCGGATGGCGTTGTAGTCCTTATCGGTATTCGCCACGCCCGCCGGAGTCACCGCCTGCCACGTGAGATCGTAGGTGGCCGCTGTTGCCTCGATGAGATCGTAGAAATCCTGTGCCTTGGAACTGTACGCCTTGTTACGGAAGGCAATAGCCGAGTTCTCAAGGTTCCAGTATTCCTCGTCGTCGAAGAGGCGCCGGGACCAGCCAAGACCGCCACCATACATATCCAAGGTGACTGTCGCCTTCGCTCCCCAGAATTTGTAAATCTTCGCCTTTGCCCCTTCCGGCACCAGCGCAAACGTAAGGCCATCTTCCACGTCGAGGATTTCAAAGCCATTACGCCTTGATGCCCTCATATCGATCATGTTGAAGATTTCCTCGTATCCGGTGTCGAAATAGGTTGTGATCTGGTACTTCTCCAACACCTCCAGCACGGAGGTGGGGAAGTCACCCGAGGTGGCAAATGCTTGCATAGCCGCCTTGCCATCCCCAGTGCTGGCGAAGGCTCTTGAAGCCGCCTTGAACGCCTGCGAGTACATCACCGGCTGCCGCATGAACGCTTGAACCGCCCCCATAAGGTTCTTGACATTACCGGGGTTGTTCAGTCCGCCTGCCGCCTCAAACCGTCCCCAGTCGGGGAGAATTACGCCACGATATTTCATCTTCGTCTCCCTTCTCAGGTGCCGCGGGTGAGGTCGAGCATGCCGTCCAGTTCGATCTCAACTGTTTCGGCGCCGACAGCGGGTGCAACGAGAACGATGCCGCAAAGAGTGTTCCCGCTCGTGGTTTGGTTGACTTCGTTGTCGGCAATGTCCGCATAGACGGGTTCGCCGACAGCGTAGTTGACTGATGTGGTCGCCACCGCACAAGGCACCAGAATCTTCGGTGCTTTGTAGATGACAACCCCCGTGTCCGCTGCGTCGTAATCTTCGGCCCAAACGCCAATCACTTCGCCGGTCAAGACGAAGTCGCCAGCCGATACGCCGCCAGAGGGAACCGTGTACTCGAACGAGTGGGTTTCCTCAAGGGGACAACGTAGGTGGAGTGCTGTGTAACCTGTAGCCAATTTGCTTCTCCTTATGAGTGTAGCCTACCCTCAGAGGGGTGCAAGGAGCGGGTTGGTCTTGGGAGACCCAAGATTGTCGAGCGGACTGGCGTCCAGATCGACTTCCGGCTTCTTCTCTGGCGGTTTACCTTCACCCTCACCATCTCCCCCACTTTCCTTCTTCTGGGTGAGTACGGTCGCTGGATCGATCCCCTGCGACTTGAGGACTTCAACGTACTCCGCCTGAGCCTCGTCGATGAACTTGTTCATGTCGGTCTTGAGTCCGGCTTCATCCACGGCGTCGCTCTTGAACGACTTCAACCGCAGATTGATGAAGGCCGCCTGCTTGTCCGGCATCTTCCGTTCCGTGATGAGGGTAGCGAGTGTCGGTTGCGACTTCGCCATCACCACATCACTCTTCAGCTTCTTCACCTCCGCCGTATGCGCTTCGGTATCCTTCATCAAACGATTCTTGGCCTCGGTCAGCTCCGTCTGGAGTCGGACGTTCTGATTATAGACGTCATGTTTGGCCTCGTCAACGAATCGCTTGGTTCCGGGGTCAGCTTCGAGGTCGGCAAGGGTGAATAAATCTGCTGGTCTGAGTCCCAATGACTTCACCTGCTCGATTACTTCTGCTCTGGTAGGCATGACAGTTTCCTTTTTTGCTCCGTCGGCGAACGCTTGGAGGGCGCCGACAAGGGTTGCTCCCGGAAATCCGGGGGTCGAAGTGGCACTGTTGCCAAGCGCCACTGCGGTGATCTTGTCGATAAAGGATGGGCGAACAGTGCCATCGTTCTGTTCATATCCTATCTCGGCTTCTATTGATGCGACATCAAAATTCAGGTTCTTGTACGGGGGAAAAATGTACATGGCGGCTACCGTCGCAATCCTGTCCCCCACCTCCATCAGTTTTTTCCCAACAACATAACCAACAGGCACACGTCCCTCTTGGGAATTGTCGCCAGGAGCACCGTGACCATGAAATATGGGAGTGTAAAGGGCAATCTTGTCATTTATCCAACCCACGGCCTTTCTGACCCATGAAACGGGAGTGGAGATGCCGTTGAGGAGAATATCCGACTTCCCCTCGTGCCCGATGACGAATGCTTTTATAACGGGATGGGGGTCGCTGGCTTTTATGTTGTCCAGCCACCCCTTTCCCACCATGTCGGCGATTTCATTTTCCGCCATCGCCTGTAATTCAGCTCTGAGCCACTGTTGCATTCTTCTGCTCCGTTGCGAGTTTCACTGCCGCTTCTGTCTTTGCCGCTTCCTTCTCCTCCTTCTCTTCCTGCGCCACCTTCACCCGCTCGACTTCCGCGGGAAGGTTCACATCAGTGAGATAGGAGAGAAGAGTTTCGAGGGAGAGGGCACCAGCCAGATACATCGGTAAGTAGACCTTCTCGACGAAGACGAGATTGGCGGTTGAGGTTACGGGCAAGTGAGCCACAATAGCATCTGGATCGAGATTGTTGCTGAAGGAGTCATTGAACATGACCATCGACTTGCGGAACAATTCCGTATATGTCGCTTCCCAGATGTCCCGTTCCTTGTCCGTGGAGAGTTCAATGAGTTGAAGCAGGGTATCCGCGGTACTCCGGTTGGAAAGTAGTTCCGGGTGGCCGAGGAAGTGGACAGGTACACCAGTCGTGCCCGAGATTACTTGAATATCAGACTCAATCGCCTTACGGATTGATTCATACCCTTCTCCTTTGGCACATACCAAATCAAACTCAGTGTGGGCTGTCACAATGGCCTTCCCAATCCGCCAGTTCTTCTGCGTGATATGTTCGTTCAACTGGCGGGCTACATCCGGGTCTTCACAGTTGAACCAAGGAGTCGGAGCCGCGAAGAGGTGGTTGATTTTCCGCCAGTCCCATAGTTCCTTGTCGAGGTCTTCAACGTGGCGCAGGACGAAGGCGGTCTTGGGAGGGGTCAGATTAACCTTATAGGGATTACCGCCGAAGCGGGCATACACGAAATAGGGTTCAGTCAGATTGAAGGCAGTAATAGGCGGGGTGGTACTGGCTCCGGGTATTTGGGAAGCGGCCACAGTCGCGCTTCCCGCATAATAGGCTCGGATAAAGTGGTCGAAATCCGGCTCGTTTGGTAGAATCTCATACTTGTAATAACGCCAAGGGGTGTGAATAACGCGGATATTGCCTCCACTATCAATAGGATCGATGACGGGTTTCAACCGTAGCAGAACTTTCCCTTCAATCTCCGCCTCTGTCCCCCACAACTGTGGTTTCTTCCCATCAATCTCGTTGAACCGCATGAACCGGCGGATGAACTCAAGCTCCCGCTTGGCATCTCCATCAAAGCCTTCTCTGACCTTTGCCACCACCCCTGTACCTGTGATGAAGGCCGTCCTCACATCAATGATATTCTTCGCCGTCAGTGCACCCCAGTCGGCTGTACCATCATACTTCTTTGCGAGTTCCGTTACTTGGGAATCGTAGGTGCGGTACTTGGAGCCGATATAGTGGGCACTATCCGTCTCCTCAAGTCCAGTGAGAGTATTGGTGAGGGCTTGGACGGTAACGTGTAGATCGTGTTCGCGTGTTTTAAGAGTGGAGAGTTGTGTCTGTAGGTGGTTTACGTCGAGGATACGTTGCAGCGGCTTCCACATTCTTCCCCCCTCATGTTGCAAATTGCATCATTTCTGCGGGGGAAGGATATTACTATTGCAAGGAATTGTCAAGAAGTTTTTATCATGCGGGTCCCAAGTCTCTCTCAATAACGTTGAAGTAACTCGTCTCCACCCGCTTCAATATTGCCTTGACGAAGTAGCGGGTCATATCCATCATGTGGTTGTCCTTGTCCACCGGCTTACCTGTGTTCTGATTCACCTTATACATGCTCACTTCCCGCCGCCAGTTGTTGCAGATGCGGTTGATGAAGATTTTGGGATTACCCAACACGGGCTTCAGCGCATTTTTCACCACCTCAATACCCTCATCAATATCCGTGCGGTTGGCTGGGATGAACTTGACTGGCTTGCCTGCGAGGGCAATCTTCCACTCCTCGATCAGATCAGGACGGCTATCATCATAGACGAGGGTCTTGATTAGTTTCCACCACGGTTTGTCCTGCGCCAACTTGATGAATCTCGGGTTGGTTGCGGACTGTCCTACTGAGGGTAGATAATGCTCCGTCACCAATACCCATGAGTCTGTACCGAATTTGTTGTCGTCCGGTGCCGATTGCCAAACGCCGCCTGCGAACGGGTCGGTGCCACCCCAGTCGAGAACCAGTACCACGCCTTTGTTGAAGTCGAGAGGAACATTGACAAGATGGACTTCTTCATCGTATTCGCTCTGATACACCAAGTCCCCACGGCCAACCCGCGTGCAGAGCCAATCCCGTTGGATAGTGTCGAAGGCGAGGGTATGGAGCTTGTTGACGAAATCCTCAATCGAATAGTATCCGTCGGACTGCTTCATGTGTTCCCCAGGACAGATGAAGGCGAGGGGGCAGGTGGAGCAAGCGTAGTCACGACAGGATTCGAGACACTCGAAGATACAGTATCTAAAAATGGCATGACCTCTCTCCTCTGCCCGTTGGAGAGCCAAGTCCATCATGCCGTTGTAATTGTGGTTGGTGGAGAACATCCCTAAGACGGATTTGTGTCCGAATTTGGCTTGCGGTTGCGAGAGTGCTGCCTCGTAAACTTCCGGTTCGATCTCGTCCACCTCATCCAATTTGAGGCACTGAGGATGTGGGCCGCGTACCGACTTCGTACTCGCCGTAAGAATACTGACCTGACTCCCATTCTTCCATTCCCCCTTCGTCGCCATCATGGGTTTCGCAAGAAACTCATTCTCAAGCCCACTGATAGCCCAAAACACCTTCAGGGCGTCATGGGACAGCTGTGACTGACCCTCACTACCTCCGAGTATTTTCGTCTCAAAACGGGGCTTAAAACACGATTTATACCACGTATCGAGACCGCCGTACAGAAACGTCTTCGACCCGGATCTCCCAGCCCAGACAATATAGGTAAAAACTTGGTCAAGGAGTACCTGGCTCAAAGCGTAAAATGGAGATACGTGATCCTCTCGGCGGCAATTCACCTTCGACCCCACCTTCACCTCCCCCAACGCCGCCAGAAACTCCCTCACATCTCCCTGTGTCCTCAGCCCCTCCGTCAGGTACTTCATCATAATCGGCTTCCGCGCATCCTGCCGTAGCTGGCTGATCTCCTCCGGGGACATCTGCAATTTCAGTTTGTCGAGTAAAGAGGGCAATGCGATCCTCCTGGGTCATGCTGTTGAGTACCACGGTGAGGTTGTCTATACGGGTCGGGGTGGTTCCGGGGGATACCCCGCCACGACGGTACGCCACCAGCGTCTCCCGGTGCTCCTTGACCAATTTAACGAGGTCGCCTACGTTGAGTACGCGGCCTGCATCCACAGCCAGTTGCAAGTTCTCAATCCCCTTGTGGACGAGGGGGGCGAGTTGATCCGCCACCTGCTTGAGCTTACCCTGCGACTCATCCTCTGCTACGGGAGCCGCGGAGACGAGGGCGCGGTTGGTGTTGATGATGTTCGCCGCATCCTCCATCCCCTTGAGCCGATCATTCCAGTGGAAGAACTTCGCCCAGAAGCCGACGGTGGCCTCGTCCACCTTCAACGAGGCCGCCACCTTGCGGTATGTTCTCCCCTTACCCTGCTTGACCCAGAGCAGGAACCCTTCCCGCATCTGCTCCGTCTCCTCTTCAAATCTCATTATTCCGCCTGCCATTACTTCTCCTCATTGCGAAATATTACCACCATTGAAGGAAACGGGGCTGAGTTGGACTGCCCACTGAATTTCAACCTCCCCCGGAGAAACCTAATCTCTGCCTTCCCGAGGATGTAATCATGGAAATACGAGGTATCCGTCCGCGCCGGGATGAGCATGACTGTCAGCGCTTTCTCCCCCGCCGCCTTCTTCACCCACTTGGGCAACTCCCGGCCATACGGGGGGTTGCAGAAGACCGTGAACCCCTCCCACGGAAGGGATAACCCATCCATCTCCTTCGTGAAGTAGACTTCACACTTCGCATTCTCATCGGTAGCCGCCGGGTCGAGGTCGAAGTGGAACTCAGCATCAAGTTCATGGAACAGGTCATCTGGGGTTTCCCACTCCGCTGACAACGACGAATAGTGTACCTTGTTCAAAACATCACCCCCGTCTCTTCCTCAAACCACATGATGCCACCGGCCATATTATACCCCCAACAAGCAGGAAACCCCGATAAAAGAAAGGAGAGACAGGATGAGTAGTCCAATTATTATGCTAATTAGGCACTCAATTCTGCTTATTGGCTTCGGCTCCTTGCATGGTTTACCCCAAAGGGAATCCCAATCCCACTCAGCACCCTGTTCTTGCTTGGTCATCTCACTTCCTCCGTCTTTAGGTGTCCCGTCGAATATTAGTGTTGTAGGTAAAAGGCGCAATCTCACCCACTGTGAGGTTTTCCCATTTGCTTGGGGTGTAACCTTTGGTGGGATACATACCCTTCGGTTTCTCCTCCCCCAATTCGAGATGGGAGAATAGGTAGACCACGACTTCCTGTGTAGTTGTATTGAGAATAGTATACGTCCTCATTTCACCTTCTCCGCCGTAAACCGCACCGATGTTGATTCCGTCGTCTTGGAAGCAGCATCGAAGCAGGAAATGACCACGTTGACCGAGACACCCTTCGCTACCAGATTCTCCTTGAGCAGGTCGTTGTTGACCGTAGTTCTGGTCGCGGTTACCCTGCTCACCGACCCGACACCCTCCCATTCAACCTTATCATCACCGAACGTGTCGAACAGGGCAAGCAGGGTATCATTCGCCTGCCTTTTCAACCCCTCCGCTTCCTTCTCCATATTTGCGGCAGTCAGTCGCAACCGCATTGCATCTTCCACCAACCCCCGGATGGCATCATCCTCAATCTGATCAATCGTCATCTCAAGTACCTCCCGTTAATGTCTCGTCTGCCCATGTTGGCCATGATCATTCTCACTTCCCTCTCGTGGATATGCACCACACCCTTCGCATTCTTACCTTCCGTCTCGTCCTCCCACACCACGTCCATATCGAGGCTGCCATTGGGGAACCGCCTCACCCTCTGCCCGACAATCCGGGATATGCGCACTGGGCCAAGTTCGATCTTCATGCCTGCTTCCCCCTTCCATGTGTCGCTGCCAAGTCTGCCAGTCCCTCAGCAATCAAGCACAAGATGCGAAGCAGCGTCATGTTGATTGGGATGCTTTCTCGCGCATCATTCAGCTTATTACCCATGTCCTCTACTTTCCGCTGCAAATCTGTCATCTTCCCTCCATCCATTTATCAAAGGATTCCATACACCCCCAGTTTGGCCCCACCTCTGCATCCACCTTGACCGGAACACTCAATTCCACCGCATGAACCATAATCTCCGAGAACTGTGGTACCACCGCCTCCACGATCTCCTCATCCACCTCGAATAGGAGTTCATCATGAATCTGTAGCAGGGGCTTGAGGATGAACCCAAGCGACTGCCACCCCCGAACCCGCGGCATCAACTGTCCCATTGCCTCCTTAATCATCTGCTGGGAGCCACTTTGGATCGGGTAGTTGATTGCCTGTCGTATACCCGCCTCTTTGATAAAAGGTAAGGCTGAATTAACCTCGGGTATCCAACGACGGCGCCCAAACATATCTACAACATAACCGTTGCGGATAGCAAATCCCCGCACTGATTCCTGCCACTTCCTGATTCCGGGGAACACCCCATACCATTCCTCGATGTATCGGTCACAATCGGATTCCGAATACATTGTGATGCCTTCATGGTAGAACACGTCCAGCAGACCAGCCCCGGTGATCTTGTACAACACCCCGAACCCTGCCCGCTTCATCGGATACCGCTCCTTCTTGTCGTCCACCTCCTCCGGGGGCTTCCGGTACACCTTACTCGCCGTCATGGTGTGGATGTCGAGACCATCATGGAAGATTTGGCACATATAAGCATCCTGACTCTCATCAGCAGCTTTTCTCATTTCGATCTGCGAAAAGTCGATGGCCACCAGTGTTGTCATCTGCTCACCGATACGTAGGCTTCCGGGGTGCGTTCACAGGCAGCAAGATATTCCTCCACCCAAGGAACGAAATTATCATATGTACCCCAACCATTAATGGCATCGTGTTTTTTGAATCGCAGGCGCTCAACTTTCATCAAAGCGATCCCGATACGCAATGGTTCAATTAATTGCCACGCTCTTGTAATACCAATGTCCTCTGGATGCCACAGGTGTTGGTAAATACCCGCTTCTTCCGCCATACCAGTGAGGTTGTGCGTAATATTTGCATCAAATACCAACACCTCCGGTTGTCTTATCTTCAAGTACACATTCAAACTCGTTTGTCCCTCCTCAACATCACTCCACGATTGGGCGAGTTCTCCACGAACCACATCAGCACCTCGTCGAAAGTCTTCCCGTCCATCAAGGGGTAGTTACTCTGCACCACCTTGTTCCCCACAACAGAAAGCACACAATCACGCCATCCGGTAATGTTGATGCGATAGGTTCCATCCTTCAACCCTTGCATGGCGTAAACCCCCCTAAGTGCAATATCTCCGCAGGAACTCGGTGAATATCTCCGTTGGTCAGTTGGATGGAGACGTAACCATCTTTAAGTAGCATAATCACTTTCCCCACCACATCTGCTCCATCTATCCACAAACAAACGGGGTCACCCACGCTTAATTTATACCCACCCGAATCTAACATGCCACAAACCCCCTTCTGATCTTCTTCCCCCACTCAGTCCGGACCGGGATGTTTTGCAGATTGGGCTTACTTGACGCCAGCCGCCCAGTATCCGTCCGCGTCATCGACAACCTCGTATGGAGCCGAAGGTCGCCGTCAACCATTCCTGGAAACTTATCGACGTAGGTTCCGAGGAGTTTCAGCAACCCTCGAATATCCTGCACCAGCTTCACCTCGGGAATGTGACGGTAATGGTCGAGCACTTCGGCCCCCGTAGACTCCACAGGAATCTCCAACTGGGACATAAGCTCCCCCACCTGCTTGGAACTATTGACGTTGACCTTATGCCCCGCCAACTTCTCCAGCTCCCCTTCCAACTTCCCCACCTCGACCCGAATATCCTCCCCGAGCTGGTGGAAATGCCCAATACCCAACCGACACCCATTGGCCTCCATATCCATCACCATCTCCATCGCCCCCATGTCGCGCCAGAAGGTCTCTTCCAGCCCCAGGGATTGAATCTGAGGCCAGAGGATGGGGAATATGGCCGCCGTGGCTTTCACGTCACCCAAGGCGTATTCCTCAGCCTCCTCGCGGGGCACATCACAGAGCCAGCCCCTATCCAACTTACCAAACTTCTCCTCGACCTGACCCCGACCCTTTTCCTTCTCCATCGTGTACCATTTTTCGTGGAGGTTGATGGTAGGGTCGGCATCATACTTCTTCAACAGGGCAATCACCTTCTTTCGGATATTCTGCGGCCAATGAACCTTCTGCACCCCCTTGGCGTCGAAATCGTAGTAGGGCAACGGGTCGTCCCACTCCTGCCCCACAACCCGCTCCAGGTACTCCCGCGCCTTATGCTGGGTGGCTTCAGCCGTCACCTCGTCAAACTCCCTCATCTGGATGCTACATAGGCGGTATGCCAGCGTCTTCAACCCGATCATGTCCATCCCGAGAAGGTAGGCCATCTGCATCGTGTCGGCAATCAGTGTCGGGTGGATGCCGAGGGAGCGCAACACTGGGATGTCGAAGAGGGCATTGTGGACGACGGTGAGGGTGTTGGCCTTTACCCGTTCCCGCAGGATGCCCAACTTGATGTCGGCATCCCACGCCTCCAACACGGCAATACGTGGCTCTGCTTGGTCGTACTGAAGCTGCACCGACCACGGCTTCTCCCCCGTCTTCTCCGTGTCGATGAAGATTACCCTATCCCATGTCGGGAACGCCATTTTCCCCCTCCAAATCTCCGATGCCGTCCTCTTCCTCATACTCACCTACGATTGTCGCCTGTGGGTCAAATTTGACCCACTCCCGCACATCTCCCGCTCCCCGCACAATCTCCCCTACACTCTCGAAGTCCTCCTGAATGAACCGCATCTTGCGCGTCGAGTGGAGACCGTAGCTGGGATGGTACACCGGGATGACCGTTGCCGCAATACCGAACCCCTCCCATCTGTACCCAATCCCATGCACCATCTCCATCTTGACCGGGGACTGGAACAGCCAGCTTGCCGCGAACTTCCCCGCGGCGATGATGAACCTCGGGGCAACCTCAGTCAACTCCCGTACCAAGTAAGCTTCGGTGCATATTGCAATCTCCTCCGGCTTCGGGTCACGGTCGCGGGAATCAGGGCGGCATTTCAGCAGATTGGTGACGTAGCAGGCATCCCGACTGATGTGGGCGAACCTTGATAGGTAATTATCCAACTCCTTCCCGCTCTTGCCGACGAAGGGTTTGCCATACTTGTCCTCCCACTTTCCAGGAGCCTCACCGATAATCATGATCCTACTCTCCCTCGGTCCAGAACCCCATACGGGGTTACCACGGATGCCGCAAGCATCAGAACAAGAGCAGGTTTGCCAAAGACGTGTCTTAAGCATCAGACCCTCCCGATTTATTCATCCTTCCCCCACGGCCATTTGCCATCATTTTCACGGAGGATGCGTTTGTATTCGTCTTTGGGAATAATGGGAATACCGAGTGCTTCGGCGATGATATGGGCACGTTTTCTGGCTGTGCCTAAAAATAAGTTTCCATTGTCATCAGGGGTCAATAATTCTATCGTATCTTCGCAGGTTTCATACATTATCGTCATCTCATCCCCAACTTCCTTCTCCCATATGTGAGGAGTCATGGGTTTGATGTCGGAATGTTTGAACCATCCACCATTTGCTCCACAGAGTCTTACACAGTCGTCTTTTAGCAATGGGAATAGACAACCAAGACACGATGCCACCGCGCTCATTCTCACTGTTGCACCATCTTCTCACATGATGCCGCCCTGACCTTCACCCTCCCCGCAAATTCCCGCCAGAATTGCCTCCGCTCATGCCGCGCATATCCAGCCTTGGTCATCATCTTATCCAGGATGGGGATAACTGCCGCAGCACGGCGGATCCGCCAGCGCCAATAACCAGTCAGGAACCACGCGAACATTCTTGCAAAGTAACTCATACCCTTTCCCCCGTTACGCGAAGCACCAATGCTGCATCCCCTTTATGATCCTCAATCCAACGCAGTTCAGCATCCCTTCTTTCTACCTCTATTCTCCTTTCAAGCATGTGCACCTGTACAATACGAGCATACTCTACAAAATCCACCCCAACCAGTCGGTTGGCTATCTCCACGGCTGCATCGAGGAGTGTGTAGGCATCGAAGGTAGCTTTACTTTCAGCTTTCCTCCTATCTATCTCGGCAAGTAACAACTCTTCTCGGTGGGTATACCGCCCGCTGTCAAAATCGTCCATACTCACCACTTTACCCCCCTCAACTCTCTCACGATTGACTCGCTCAGCACCTCCCCGATACCCTCAATGTCCATCCAGTTCCGCTCATCCCACGCCACCATCTCGTTTATACTTGCCCCCGTGTCCGCAATTGCCTTCGCTCTCCCCCAACCCACACCTTTAAGTTGCGCCGCGACCCTCCTCTCAAACGAGTGCGGCATCAAATCCGGCGATAACCCCGTATGCGGCTGCTGGTGTCCGTGATGTTCCTCCCATTCCTTCACCGTCCACCACTGATGCAGGCTCAATATCCAGTCAACCGTCTCCTTCTTATCCCCCGTTCGCCATGTCTTGAGGCCAACAACATTCTCCAGCGTATGAAGGAACAGGAACACGTCTCGGAGCATAAACTGACGACCGTGACTTTGCCGCTTCCATTTGCCGAAACCCCACGTAACAAGCACCCCCAGGTCGTCCGCCTTGAATCGTCCTTCGACCACGATATATACCGTATTATACCCATTGACCAGTCCCTCCAGTTGATTCCCACTCATTCTGCCCGAAGCAATGCAGTTGGTGAGGTCACCGATGGTCTTCCTCTCAATCCCCACCAACCAGGGCGTCTCCTCTGGACCATTGCCGAGGAAGGCGAAGTCGCCATACTCAAGCCGCGTCAGTTTCGCCTTCCCCTGCGGGAACAGGGGGTGGAGTTCCTTAGACCCGGAGCGGTTATCGACGAGGATCATGCTTACCCTTTCTGCCCACCTTCTTGTGGTATTTCCACCCGTCACAAACATCACCACCCCTTGCGTAAATGGCCGGGTAGGGATTAACTTTCCGGTACTCAAACGCTTGGGCAAGCGCAGCCCCCGCTATGGCAAACAGGGTAAAAGAACCTAACGGCTTCATACCCCCACCTCCGGTGTATCCCGAATAATCTCATCACACTTCCGCCAGCCCAGAATCCGCTTAATCTCACTGATGGGATAAAGGCGGTGTCCGCACTTCTTAAAGGACTTAATCGACCTATTCCTCGTCCACCGCTCCAAGGCGGCGTGGCCGATACCGAGAATGGCGATGGTCTCGCGGAAGGTGTAGGCATCCTTAATCTCCATCCGTCACATCCAGTCTGTGATTTCGGTGTCAGGTCGAAGCAGGGACGCGATGAACGGAAAGGTGCACAACTCCCCTGAGAACACTTCACCATTGAGGGATGGCTGCAACCTGCTGTTCATCACCTCGCAGGCGAACTCGCCATCATCCTGCTGAAATACATATAAGTTGACTTGGACGATGTAGCCGACTTCCCCAAATCCCGCCTTCTCCCACCCTCCGGTCCAGCTATCCTCCCCCTTCACATTCTGCTTATAACTCTTCTTCCGCTTGTGAATCATGATCAGGTTCTTCTCCGCGTCGAAGGCGCGGTCAATCAGCTTCCTGAACTTCGCATTAAGCGCGGGGTATAGGTGCTGTACATTGCTGAGTCGCCCAAACTCTGCCAGCCGCGCCTTCTCCCACAATTCCGTCGCCGTGTCGAAGATGATGGACTTCACCCCCTTGCCAGAAAGTGCCGTGTCATAATCCTTCTCGAATTTAGCCCAGAGCGCTTTGTGGTCGGCTTCTGTAACGCAGGGCAGGTGCCGGTACGACGTGAATAGAATATCTTTATCCCCCATGAACTTCTGCACCACACCTTCAAGCCCCCTGTCCATATCAAACAGCGCAATAGGCCCGGGCGCAGTCAAGGCAAGATGCGTCTTCCCTCCCTTATCCAGCCCCTCGATGTTGACCAGAAGCCGCTTCGGTAGGGTGCTGATGGTGGTGGCATTGGCAAAACCAGGTAACGTAATTGGCATCATACCCCCCTCTCCTCAAATTTCGCTATCCTCCCCTTCAACCCCGCGACTTCCCCTGTCAATTCTTCCATTCTGTCGACAAAATGCAGCAACACTGCCGATAGCAGAACAACATCACCCAACACCAACAACGACAGTATGGTTTTCTCCTCCCGCTCCATTACCTTCCCCCCCTGCAAGGAGAGTCTCTCCAGTAACGTGGCTAAAAGAGCTTCCCGCACAGGAGCGAGTTTGCGCAATACTTCCACCTGCGGCTGAACCGTGTCACTCATCACACCCCCCTGCTGGTTACAACATCCTCTGAATAAATCTCAATGCCGGGGATGGTGAGCTTCCCCTGCGATCCTCTGACCACGTTCCCCACCATCACCTCATCCAGCTTCAGATATTCCCGTGGCACCAACTGATAAGCCACCAATCTCCACTTCCACACCTTCCGCATCCCGATGCCGCCAACCTTGGGGGCCGATGGAGGCGCAACCACGGGCAAATAAGAGGCCTCCTGCTTCTGCACCACCAATTCCGCCACCGCTTCCGTATCCCCTGCCTGAACCGCCTCCTGCGCCATCTCATCCAGAATCTCTTGCTCCAACCGCCGATCCTCCTCCTGCCGCCGGATCTCTGCCAGCCTCTCCCTCTCCTGCTCCTGCTGGAACCGGAGCATCGCTGCCTTGACCGCCTTCTCAGCCTCGACAAGGGCTTCAGCGGGTTTGCGGAAGAAGTCCATGATCTTGGCCTTGGAGTCGTCCAGGGGCTTGGTCATGGAGCGGCGAAGATCATCAAGTTGCTTTGATCTGGTCTTGATCTCTTTAAGTGCAGTGGAGGCGGTAGTATAATCTCCCTGTGATTTGACCACATATCCCTTATATTCAGCATGAATGCTCATGGCCGAATCAACCACAACCTTCACGGAACCCCGCCCCAACTCGTCAATCTCCATCACGGGTACTCCTCCTCATTTTCAATGTGTCCCCCATTTGCATACACGGCGGCTCGAAACTCTCTGGGGTTATCGATGGCCTCCAAAGGCACCCAAATAGTAGTCCCCGCCGGTGTGGTAAGTATTTCTCTCAACCAAGCCTCATCATTTCTGGTAAGAGGCATTACACCCATCCTATCATCTTTGCATGGTTCACAATGGACATCCACGCATCCTCAACCTCGTTGTCAGTAAACTCCAGCCGCCACACCACGTACACCGGCTTCATCCCCTTATAATCCCCCATTAGGTAGAAGACTCGGAAGATGGCGACGTTCACCCCCACTGCATGGCAATACCCCATCGCCTGCATCTTCCACGTCCAGATTGCCTCGGGCGACTTGCTGGACGACATCGTGGTGCATTTATACTCCTCCACCACCAAATTCCCCTCGTCGTCAACCGTGATCCCATCCGGGGAGCAGGCGATACCATCACAAATGATTTCCCCCGGCCTGCTTGCCAACCCGTCGCCGAATGCCCTTGACAACGCCCTTTCCCACACAAAACCCTTCTCGAACTGGAGAAAGTCTGGCGCACCCATATTGGTTCCTGTTTTGAACAATTCATGCGACATGTCCTTTATGATGTCCATGAGGTGTATCCCGGGGCTTCGGTCGATAGCCGCAGTGAATGGGAACTCTTCCTCGATTCGGTTGCAGTTCATCCCCTGTCCTCCCACTCCGTCCAGTATAACCCGTGGCACCTTTTACAACGAAATATGTCCACCACACGGAATGCTTTGGTTGTGATTGTTCTCACTTCTCCCATCGGGCCTATGGATAGTGATGTCGCATCCTGCACCCGTTTCCTTAGCCGGAGCAATGCAGGCTCCTCGTCCCGCCACTTGACATGGCCAAACAAGATGCATAACAGTCCTCCTAACATTTCCGGTTCTCCCTCTCTTTCCAGTACAACTTGTGACAGCGCACGCACTCACATATATCCACCTCGGTAGCAGATAACCCCGTTTCCTCCAACTGCCATTTCCTCGCTCGGAGCAATACAGGTCCTCCATCCTGCCGTTTACTGTGACCAAACAACAAGCACTTCAAGTGCCCAATCATAGCAGTGGCCCCCGGTAGTATTCTTCATCCGGTACGTCCTTCGGCGTTGTACGTCTCCAGATGTCAAACTCAACCCGTTCGTGGAATTTCAACAAGCACTCGAACATGTTCCACGCGGCTACCATGCCGCTGATGAACCAATTATACAACATCAGCCACCTCCCTCTCCCTCAACCACTGGTGAATCAGCATCACCGCGGTGACGTCGTAGCGGGCATCGTGGAAGCCCAATTCCACCCCTTGCGGCGACTGAACCTCCTTGGGCAGGAAAAGATGCTTTGCCCTTATCAAAACTTCCTGTGGGTCAATCTTGAGCCACCTGAGGGCTTCCTCGACCCGGGGCCACTTGAACCCATACGGCCCCTTGAGGCGGCAGATGGGGGTCATGGCCTTCATGGTGCATAATGTCTTGGCTGGAGTATAGGGGTGCCCACACCGTTCAAACTCTGCCTTAACAAACCGGAGATCGAAGGCAACGTTGTGGGCGACGAAGGTGCGATAGGTGAAGAAGGCATCCAGCATGTTGTCGTTGAATATGGTGTCGCCAAAGGATTGTCCCGAAGACAGCCCCTTCAGCACGGCGGGGGAGAGGTGATGGATGGCTTCAGCGCCGGGGGACATCTTGCCGACGGAGAAGTAATGGTTCGTGGCGGCGGTTATGTTGGTGTCCTCGGCGAGGATGAAGGCCAACCGCGCGATCTGCCCTGGTGTCTTGTCGGTGGTTTCGGTGTCGACGTAGACGAATCTATCCATCATTCCCCCTCGGGGAGTAATGCTGCGTCATCGTAGCATATAGACGAGGCATTACAGATTTCAATAGTTCCCACATCCAATCCTAACCGGTTGCTACCGGCCTCCCAACTCTTATCCAGTGTTTTATTAACCCAATCCACCGGACCATCATACACCAGCACACGCACAACCCGTTTTCGTATCATACCCCCTCCACCGGCGGCTTCTTGTGGTGGCTCTTCCCCTTCGCCACAGCCTTCTTCTTCGACACCAATGCAGCTCGCGCAACAGCCATCTGCGCCCTTCTCCGCTCGGCGATCTCGGCCTTTCTCTTGTCCTCCTTCGCCTGCTCCGCCTCCTCCCTACCTATAACAGCAGCCTGTTCGAGGGATGTGGGATCAACCATTACCGGGGGCGACATTATCTGCTGTATGAGGTTTGGGGTAACCGGTACCATCTCCGGCACGAGGATCGTCACCCAACGCCGGAACACCTCCAACGCCGTCCCTTCCGGCGCCTTCAACACCTCCGCCCGGAACTTCTTCCTCTCCTGCGCATCAACCTTCGGCATCCCATCCTGCCCCAGTTCCTCCATCTTGGTTATGACATAGTCGAAGAGCTTCCAGATGTCCTTGAGGGCATCTTGGGATTGAAGGGTAATGATGATTTTGGTAATCGGCTTCGACATCTGGAATCTCCTGTCGGTTAAGTTGGGTGGTGGGCTGGTGGTACTCACCCCATTTGACTGTCACGTTTTGACCGACAGCACCCACCCCCATAGGATAGGAGGAATGAAACAGACCTACCCTACGGCTATGACTCCCTTCTCATACGTCCACCCATCACACAGGTTCAGGAACTCGTCCCCGATGATGATCTTGGTAAGCTCCTTCTTGTTCGGGTTGTCCTTGATCAGCGACAGGACCGAGGGGATGAGCTTATTCTTGGCGATGCTGCCATCGGTGGCGGAATCGGAATAAAGCACCTGCGTCAGGATCGACTTCGCCTCCTCGATCAGAGCCGCCTCGGGAGCTTGTTTCGTCCCTGCTCCCACCTTCGCCCCCTTCTTCGCCGCAGGCTTCTCGTCGAGGTAGAGCTTGTCCACGATCAGCACCGTAGCATCCCGCCCTGCCCTTTTCTCCAACCCATCCCTCGTCACCACCTTCCGTGTCACATGGCACTTCAACCCCTCGAGGAAGGATATGTCGTTCTCCTTCGTCCTCTCCGGGGGGAAGCCCGCGTCCATGATGGATTGTATGAAGACGGCATAATTGGTGGTCTTGACGATTGCATCCTTCGTGCCGATCTTCGTCAGCCCGAGACCGTCTTCCGTCGGGGCGAAGTCATCTGCCCCGCCGAGGGAAAGGTACTGTTCATGGTCGAGCTCAGCCCCATCCTCCGCCGTCTCCGTCATGCGCACAAACAGGAGCGGGGCGGTCTTGGCCATGCTCTTGCCGTAGGCGACGGTGTTGGACATGAGGAAGTGCGGATCGTGCAGAACAACGATTGCATCGGAGAGAATCCCCCCGCCTTCACCAAACTGCAACAGATTCACATTACCAGCCACAACTACCTCCTTGTTACGGTTGAAATGGTAACGATATTTGACCTGCCCTTGACCTCTCCTCCTGTCTCTTTTTCTCCATCTCCCCCTCTTCAAAGGTTACGAGCCGGTGCACCGCCATCTGCATGAACTGTGCGATGCTCTTGTACCGTCCCCCATCGTGAACCACCTCGATCATCCGGTCGTCCAGCTCCGCGGGGATGCGGATGTTGCGAACTGCATAACGTTTGGCCATCATTACCTCACTTTGATTGGGATTGTAGTGTCAATATCGCCTATCATTTTGCCCTTGTCAAGGGAAATTTTAACTATTTTTCATACCAATCGCGTTATCCCCACTGCTCAACCATCGCATCGGCTATGCCGGGGAAGGTGCGGGAACGTATTTTCCACCGTTCTTCTGATCGAGGTAGGAGCATGAGAGGCGAGTATGATTTCTTGGCGCGTAAGGTATGTGCTCCACCGTGACTATGCCCGCGGGGGTCAACATAGATCATCCCCCGATCCACTATTTTTGTTGCTGTTAGGTGCGGGAGGTTTTTCAACCACAGACATGTTGCCTTCTGGACACTATCACCAAACCAAAAAGGTTGAATTATCTGATCTGGCTTCCGGTACATTTTCGATAACACACCAATGGGGTTTTCGATGGCAATACGAGGCACGGGAGCGTTAGCCAGTTGCATGAAAAATTCGTAGCCTTGTTGCATTCTACCATCCGCCCGCTTCTCCCTAAACCACCGGGCCCCACTCACGGCAAGATGGGTGCATGGCGGGTGTGCAATCATCAAATCCCAATCCAGATCGAGTATGTCCAATACATCACACTCCAGATGGTTCCCAGGAAGTTCTGTCGGTAGCAGGTCACAACTCCACGCATCATGCCCCCGCCTCGCAAATGCCTCCCGCACCACCCCGCTGAACTCACACGCAACCAATACTCTCATCTTCCCTCCTCCAACCTCTCCTCCGACCTCCCCGCATATTCCTCACTCAGCTCGATACCGACGAAGTCCATGCCCAAGCGGGCGGCGACGAGGCCGACGGTGCACATCCCCGCAAAGGGGTCGAGGACGGTTCCGCCAACAGGACACCCGGCGGAGAGCATGGGGGTAACGAGGGTGTCGGGGAACATGGCGAAATGACTTGACTTCTTGGTTTCTTTCCTGTATATTGTGCATAAACAGAAAGGAGACTTCGATGAAGAATTGTCAATTTTGCGGCAAAGAATTTGATCCAGTAAATGAACGTCCATCTCATCCGGCAAAGTATTGTTCAAGAGCATGTCGAGATTTTGCTCGGACAACCCGCGTTCTTTTAGTATGTGTCCAATGTGGGAAAGAGTTTCAACGGAAAGCCTATATGGAGAAATGGAGTCGGGAACGTGGCCCGTTCTGTGGCTTTCGTTGTTATGGACAATGGCAGAAAGAACACTGTGTAGGTGAAGAGAATCCGGGGTATGTTCCCGAAAGCCCCAAGCGCGGATCAGGTCAATGGGAGAGGAACAGGAAAGCAGTTCTTGAACGTGACGAATATCGTTGCGTGAAATGTGGTTCGCCAAATCGTTTGAATGTTCATCATCGGAGAAAATGGAAAGAAGATGATATAAATACCCATGTTCAGGGCAACTTGGAGACACTATGTGCCAGTTGTCACCGGAAAGCACATCCGGTTCCGCACGGTGAAGACGGGAAGTTCCGTCCCATGAATCGGAGTTAGGCTTGGTTGGTACATCCCAAACGCAGCGCATGTTGCGGCCATCACAGACCTTCCCCTTTGCGTAAGCCTCGAAACCATCATTTCTACGTTTCCTTCCCGAAGCATCATGGACATTCCCCTCACTATACGCCTCTTTCCCCGGTCTATAATTCGTCCTACTTGGATTAGCGTTTTCTTCCCTCTGTTGCTTGAAATAGTACCGGGGCCACTTCACGAAGAAGAACACCTTCTCGAAGTCCACAGTGAACCGATCCTTCACGCTCGACGGCATACAGTTCCGCTTGTACCACACGATCTCGTTGCGCAATATCCATCCGGCATCCGTCATGGCGAGGGCGAAGCGGGAAGGGATTTGGCATAGGGACTTGGCAATCACCCCATAATCGCGTTTGTATCTTGGTATTCCACCGGCGGCTGAAGTGGCGTTCTTGTTTCCGCTCTGTCCACCCCATTTTCCTTGGTTGCTGTAAGAGTCCCCCAGGTTCACCCAGCATGTGCCCGTCGGCTTCAACACCCGTTTCACCTGCTCCATAATCTGCATCAAATGGCGGATGTAGTCGCGCATGTCGGGTTCGAGACCGAGGGAGCCGAACCAGCCGTCCGGCCACGCCACCTCAGTCCCCGGATAACTCCGTAAGCCACATTTACCAGTATGGCGGTGATGTGACGACGCAGTCAAAATATTCCGCGGGCCAATCACGCAGAATACTCAACGCATCACCACAAACCACCATACTGTTGGTCCTCCTATTTCCACGGTTTTGGTTGATGTTTTGCATCTGTCCTCGAATCGTTTAGGTTTTTGATTCTATTCAACAGCATTTCCCGATACTCCACGTCCTCCTGTGCGACAGATGAGCGTGCAGAATCCATCATAGTACCCCACCTTGATTTCTGTGTGATGGGGTTCTTCTCAGTCCGTCCTTTCTTGAGGGATTTGCGAAGGTCAATCAGTATCAAAGCCTGCTCCCTCTTCAACCGCAAGAAAGGTAGTATGGCACAAACAAAAGCGTGTGCTTTGAGATTGGAAATCTGCAAGCTGTGTAGCGGCTTACCATTTTTGCAACTTGGCTTATCCACGTGCAGATAACCGCCAAATAAACTATGAATAAGATGCACTGCTTCTGGCTGAACCTGCTTAATCCCAACCCGCTCACAATATGTTGGGTTCTTGCTATCCCCCGTCACGCGGATAGCATACGAGCTTCTTTTGATAGTGAAATACCCATCACTGTCCATAACACCAGCAATATAGGCCAGTTCTGTGTTTTTCGTGTTGGCCTCCTTTCTACTACAACATACACCGTAGTGGAGGTCTTGTCAATACATTTATTTCCTCCGGCCAATCCCGCAGAATACCCAGCGCATTCCCGCAAACCACCATCATTTCCCCCCTCCCGTCAACCGCATCAGCGTCTCCCCAAACTTCACGAATTGCGCCGCACTGCACAGATGCAGGAACCTCGGCTTCTCATCCTCATCCCCAAACGGGAACTCGCCATCATGCCACACGAAGAGGTCAATACATGGTTCCTCCTCATTCTTGTTGAAGCGGGCAACTGCCTTGCCTTGATACCCTCCCATTTGCGGGAACCACAAGGCATAGGCTACCGTATACTCATCCTCGCCCATCTTCTCGTTGCTCGAACACTGTTCCACTGTCGGTTCAGTAAAGTCCATCATACCCTCCCTGTCAAATTTGCCCTACAACGCCCGATCTCAACCCGAAGGTGACTTTGGTCGCCCCCGGCTGTTATTTCTCCCCCTTGCCCTGCTCTTGCCACCTTCCTGACCGTCTCCGCTTCCCCTCTCGCCTCCACTTGTCCCGCCTCCCGCATGCTATCGGTATCATAGTCCGCCCCGCAAACAGGGCAAACGGTATCTCCTTCCGCTTGACCCAGCCGTAGACCGTCTCGGTCGCGAGGCTGAACCGTCGGGCATAGTCGGGAACGTGAAGCCAGTTGCCGGTCAGAAATTACTCTTGAGTCAGGTTCATTTCACCTCCAATTGCACCTAACTTGACCCCCACTACGCAACTTACGTAAAATTTTAAGCAAAGCACCAAACTCTGTTACCAAATTTCTGCCAACGTTTTTTCACATATAACCCAAATCTTTGCAATGGTTTACGAAAAATAGGCAAAGGTAATGTATAAGAAGAAGCAACTTGTTAACCTTAAAATGAGAAAAAAAGACCATTTTTCTTTATAAGCAGGGGGCGAAGGTAACTATCAGTACGGGGGTCGAGTTAACCCCGAAAAAGTACTTGGCAGAAATTTGGTAACAGAGCACTTTTTACCCCTCGCACCTAACTTTCAATCAGTTTGTACTTTCTGTTGATCCCGATTCCTTCCCCCGTCAAGTTAACCTCACCCTCGCGCATCAGATTATCAAGCGCCCTCTCGAAGCACCAGATACCATACCGTTTGGTGTGCGCCGCCTGCTTCATGTTACGGATGGTATCTGGTTGCTTGTGCAAGCACCTCCTGATACGCTCCTCCATCTTGGCCACCTCGTTATCTGCATCCACGGGGTCACAGGTTTCTCTCATGGAAAGTTGCCAATCGCACAAGCACGTCACCCGCTGCACTATGTCGAGCGTAACACTACGGCTGAAATCGTTTGCGGCAAACAGACACAACAAACGCAGAGCATAGGCATCCAGTCGCTTGGAGTGTTCCGACACGGGTATGCTCATATACCACTTGTCATATTCTCTACGTGCGCTGGTTTCAATCAGCAACACCATCCGATCCCCTACGTGGTCTGTTATGGCATCTATCCAGTCCCCAATGCCCTGCTTGCCCACAGTGGATATGCAGTTTGGTATGGCGTGTTTCTTCTCCGCGCTACCGGGTACGATCCACAATCTGTTTATGAACCCTATGTCAGTGAACTTGGTAGTCCACATGGTTTCATAGGTTTTCAGTGTGGATGCACCAAGGATAGACAGGTGGGCGTCCACTATGTTGGTGCTTTGCTTGGCGTCCTTCACCGCAGATTGATACCTGTTACCCTCAAACAGGGTATTGGTGCATGTCAACAGGGTGGACTCCTTTGCCATAGCCTTGTCGTGGAAGTGCTTGAACTCGTCATAAACAAGAAGCACATTGTTGCTGTCCTTGAACATGGTAGCCAACCCCTCAGCGCTTCCGGCTCCGCAGCAGAGAGTCAAACGGGGCTGGAATAGGGCAACTGTGACATTTATTGCGGTCGACTTACGCACATCAGCCGACTCGCCAAGCAGGACAGTATACAGTCTGGGCTGTGTTTCCAGCTCAGAGTTAAGAGATAATCTTCCAGAAAGCAGACAGCCCAAGCAGGTCATGAATGTGTGGAAGAAGAACTCCTGTGGGCATTCGAGGTTGGCCGCGTACAGTTCTGAGAAGTTCTGTGCCGCACCACTCATGATGTCATATGGGAAATCCCGCTGCATGGTAACCTCCTTTAGATTTAAGGCAGGGGTGGAGTGCCAATTCCGGCATGGGGTTGCCGACCCGAGGTCTCACGGCCAAGGGACACTCCACCCGCTACCAAAACCACCGTTCCCCTTTACGGTGAGCCGTAATGGCGCACCAGATGGTGAAGGCGAGAGCCAAGATGGAGATCCCGAGCATGACCACCACGAAGTAGAAGTACCAGTCCTGCATCAGCAGGATGGATAGGGTGGATTGATGGAAAGTTGTCATCGGAAGTCCCCCGTATGGTTGAATTGTGAGGGCAATCTACAACAGGGAAGGGGGCTTGTCAAGGGAAATCTTGATACCAAAGCGGCCTGTTTGAAACCGCACCTTTGGGATGGAGATTATTGCGGCGACATCAGGAATAGTTTTCGCCGAAGTCCCCGGCCATTTGAAACCGCAGGTTTGGGAAGCAGATTCCGCTACGGAGCCGCGGGGGTAATTTTCGCAACAATCCTCGGCCATTTGAAACCGCGGGGTTATGGTAGCAGATACTGGCCCCGGCGCGTACGCGGGAAATCGGCAACGGCTCCGATGCCCCGATCCTGGATAAGGGCAAGGACCGAGAACTTCGGGTGTGGGTGCGGGTGCGGCGGCACAATGGGGCGGGGGCAAGAGAGGGGCAAGAAGGGGGCAAGAGAAGGCTATCGGCTGCGGGGGCGTGTAATGTGGCGGGGGCAGGTAATGGTGCCCTATTCGGCACTTCTATGGCGTAAAAAGAGGGGGCGGCATGGATACCGGCCCCCTCTGCTGCTCGCTGTCACTTTCGTAGTTGTCAGGGCACTTTATTTACCGCCCGCATATTCCACCCCCTTTCCTGTTTGCACAATATACCGGGGGCAGTCCGCACCGCCCCCCACTACTCCGGCGTTGTTGCTTTGTGTTGCAGAATGGTGAGTGCCTCGTCACGTCTGCGTATGGCGTCTTGGAGCGCGGTTTCCCATCTGTCCGCGACTTCTCTGCGATCATCATACTCGCGCTGGCACTGTTCCACCATTTGCTGCGCCGCTGTTACCATTGCGGCAGCCTGTGTCAATTCATGACACTGTTTCGGTCCCACGTCAATACCCCCTTAACCAATGTGTTAATAGGTAAACCGTCCGGAGCAGCAGGACAGCGAGACAAAGCAGGATATATACTATGATAGTTCCAACCACTTCCGCTTGGAATCTTGTTATCCGATACCAGCGCCCCCCTTGCGTGTTATGGCGGCCTGCGTCGCCGATGTTATGGCATAGGTGGAGAAGGGAACGGCCCCAGCTCTCACCCTGGTAATGGTGTACTTTACGTGCTGTGGGTGCGATCCGAGGCGGGGGCGGCGGCGCTATCAGGGCAGCCCCATTCGGCACCGCGAACCCGGCACGCTTCGGCAACCCCCTGGAGCTATACCGTTTCATTCCCGCCCCCCGTCCTGTGGCACACCGGCTTTATCAATGAAACTGTCGAAGGCCGATTGCGGCAACATGTCCGGCGCCCCGTCCAGTTCCGCAATCAGACTCACGGCCTTTTCTCTCCAATCACCGAACCAGTCAAGCAGGTCGGCACCTGATATTGATTCGTCCGTGCCGAAGCCTGGTGTGGCGGTTATGGCGTCCCGGATATGACTTATAATATCCCGAACCTTGTTATTGTCCGAATCTGCTTGCAGTTCCCCCCGGATGAACCTTTGCACGTCCGGCGGCAGGTCGAGGAAATCAACCGGGTGCCCCAGGTGCGTATACCGGCTGCGGAAATAATCTCGCGTATCAATTTCCCCGCCGTGCTGCCCGAAGCCTTGCGGATGGAAGGGGGCGGCACTTGCCCCCAGCCAATAGGTATGATATACCGTTTGCCCGTTCCGCCTTGTGGATTGCATGCCCGTTATGGCAATCGAATAGCGGTCGGCTGTCCGGCCCCCGTTGTCCCAGCAATCAATAATAACCCGTCCCCGTGTCGGTTTCATCGGCGTCACCTCACCATTCCAAGTTGTGCTTTGAAGTAGCGGCGAAGGGCGCGGACGGTGTTTCCCCGTTCCCCTTTGCGGTCCCGCTCCATTTGCCATGTTAACCCAGGCTCCCAGTACCCGGCGGCCTTCAGGGCGTTCAGGATCAAGCTGCCCATGATATAACGTTCCTTCAGGTGATCCATGATATGGCCGGTATTGCATACTCTTTCCCCCAGTGGAACACCTTCATCAACCGTGTACATTCCGCAAAACCAGCAGTCACCGGCGGACGGCTCCGGGAGGGTGTCCAGGTTGTTTACAGCGTCCGTATATCGCTTAATGAGCGCCATAATACGCTTGTGTTCCCGTATGGCCTTTTCCAGTGCTTGCGGCTTCACAATCTTGCCCCGGTACAGGGTGATCCCGTCATAAAATACTGATTCCATTCCCTCATAATGCAGATACCATATACCCCCCGCTTGCTCGATTCGCCACGGCCCCATATTGAGCCGGTCTTTCGTCGTTGGTGTCTTCCAACCCCCCGAATCGAGAATGATCTTCCCCCCGGCCAGGAAAGTAATGATAGAAGTTGCGTGTAGCCGAATAGTGATTTGTTTGTCTGTATCCCTCACCATGTATGTATTGTTCGCCAGCTTGCGACTTTCCCGCTTGCCCAGGAGGGCGGCGGCCTCTTGATACGCATTGATTTTCATTTCGTCTCCCATGTCTTGATTGTGATTGTTCCACGGTCTCGATTATGCTGTTATGCAGTAACCGTATTCCCGGTCGTGAATCTTCTGCACATGCCAGGCGGCGGCGCTCATTGCTTCATCTTCACAATCTTCCTCTCCGTAAAATCCCCAGCACGAATCAAGATTATTCCCGGCGGCGTCCTCGATTACATACCCGTATACGTCCCCGGTGAGGAATTGATTATATGTTTCCACTTCCTCTCGCAGGCAGTTAAGCGCCCGCTCCCTGTCATGTTTCGTGATGTGCTTGATCTCGTGTATCTCGTGATTAACCCCGTCCGGCCTCAATTTGCCCGGCCTTGCCATTTCCCGCTTGATTGTTTCAGCATCAACGAATATGGCCCCGATCAAGCTGGTATCCCAGCCGCCCACGTCAAACCAATAATGACTATTATCCTTGACCAGGGACGGCGCCCCGCAGCTAATTGAAATCCCGCTATGGTCATACAGATACAGGGACAACCATACCATCCCCGGTTCCGCCAGCTTATCCCGGAGCGTTTCCGGCGTGAATCCGTGCCCCGTGTCGCCCAGGTCATAACCACGGTGAAAACATACCATAGTACCCAGATTATCCCATTCCCGCGGTGATTGCGGGTCTTGATCCTGATACAGCAGCACCCGAACACCATTACCCGCGTCAATCGTCTTGATCGCGTCCATTGTCCGTTTCCCTTTCAAATAAAATGCAGCATGTTCCGGCTTTCCCTTTGCATGTGTTTTTCAAAGGGGCGCCATTGTTCCGCCATATTGGAGCAGGCGGCGGCCATAAACGCCTTCGGAAGTTTATAATCATCTTCCCATACGGCAAGGTCCACGGCCCCGCTCTTGAATAGCCGCTCCATTTGCAGCTGAATTGCGCGGTTGTTTTCGCGTATTAGCTCATTCACCATTTTGCGAAATTGTTTCCTTGTCACTGGATTCCCTTTCAAATTCGTTTTTCCCGTCCGCGCTGAAAATTTCATCATATCCATAATCGCCCCGATTATTCGGAACGCGGCAGCTTGTGAAAGTTTTCCCCGCGAATTGCGCAAGATAACGCTTTGCAGCTGCCATACCCTTTTTAAGTGGTTTCCAATGACATAAATCAAGCATATCAAATACAGCGTTCCGCGCTGCTATGCGCTGTTCCGGTGTTGTTTCCATTGCCTTGCCCCTTTCCGTTCGGTTGTGGAATCTTGCGACCGGGCTTTCCGGCTGGTTCTCTTTACTATGTGCCCGGAATCCCGTCTGGGCGCCGATTGTTACACTTTAACACAATTATAGTCTTCCGGGCGATTGAACATCAAGTGACCGTACGGCATTGGTTCCGGGAGCGCTCTGTCCCGCTTGTGTGCGAGCATACGCTCCTCGAACTGTGCGGGCTTTGTTTCGATGAATCTGTGCCCAGCATCAGAACCCTTGATGCAGCGAACGATGCGTTCCATTGTCATTTCCTTTCTTGTGTGTGTTATTGATATACGAGTAGTGTCTTGATTGCGTCCAAGCGCGCGAGTACCAGTAACTCATGGTGGATTTTTAGGTAGGTGTCTATGTCTTCAATATCACTTACCAGTGTCTCTCCATTGCGTGTCTTGATTTCCCACGTGTTGACCTCCCTATTTTGATTGTATGTAGTGTATACCTAATATACCACATTACAACCGTATGTCAATTATTCTGCTGACAAACAGCCTGCATGTTACTGTTAATATTAAAGTTAAAATTACTAAGATTGTGATTATTATTTTACGCAAAAATAAGCTGAATGATGCAAAAAGCAACACGACCAGGGTTCATGTTCCGCAGGTGTTCCTGATCCAGACCGGCGCAACAATAACAATAGCAAGCTATTTATGGATGTAATATAACAAAGGTATGGTATAGGTGTTCAAATTTTGAACAGGTGGTGTACGGGGAGAGGAGAGGGGAGAGGGGAAGGAAAAAGACACAGCGGGAAACCATCACCGGGCACAAAACAGATTCCAGCAGCACACTTTACACCGATAACTTGTATCAAGTAAATATCAACAATTCGCTATGTCCAGTGGGGGAGAGGGTAACCGCGTCCACGTATATTGTGCGCATAACTACTATTATGTAAACCACGGGCTTTCCTGAAAAATCCGGATTTCGGAAATCGGGGCATCCCCCGTTGGTCTCAATAAAATTGCTTACCCTAAACTACTCCCCCTCCTCCCGCCCCCACGCCCCCGTTGCACCCATTCCCCCATGCCAACGTCATCTTCATCAGTCCCTTGTTATTGTTATTGTTGTGTCGGTCTGGGCGAAGGATACCCACAGAACGCCCTCCCTCGGCCTCGACCTCGTCAAGGGTGGTCATACCCCCCTTTTCCCTCGATCATGCCCGGACAGGGGGTTCTTGCGCTTCCTTCTACTGTCGCGGCGCATAAGGGTATCCCCCGCCGGGTGGTCAGGCCGACAGGGGACGCTGGTGTTGATGCGGGATGCTGCCTGTTCGTGGATTACTGCTCCGGCGACGGGCTGCCGCCGGTGTGTTACTTGGGTCCTGTGAGGATAAAGTTGAGTAGAAGGAGCAAGAGTGCCGTGGCAGCGGATGTTGCGATGGAGATGACCGAGTTGCGCCCCAGCATCTTATCCCGCTCGGTCTCGAGGGATATGATGCGGCGGCAGATGGCGTCACGCTCTACGCGGTATTCGTTGACGGGGGTGAAGGCCGCCCGCATCTCCGTCTGCTGCTTATCCACCCATGCAGTCTTGTTGTTGAGGATCTCCAATCGCCTCTCGGTCTCCTGCTCGATGTGCAGACGCGCCTCCTTGGACGCCTCCTTGAATGCGGTAAATTCGGTGCCGAGGCGAGCGATGTTGAGTTTTATCTCGGTGATGCAATCCATTTCACCGCCAGCCATCACAACCTCCCCGGCGTTCCACCGCCTGCTACGCTCTTTATATCGTCCCGCGTGGCCGCATTCGACCTCAACCACGCTATTCCTTCCTTGAGGTCGCGCATATCGGCCTCCAACGCCGACACGCGGGCCTCGGTCTTGACCACGGTGGAGGATAACCGCTCCCCCTGACACACCACCCCCAGAACGAACATGAGGAGGGCGAGGACTATCCCGAGCGCCCACTGGTAAACCGCAGTGCTTTTGTCCCGGGCCACTGCGACTTCCCCCGCAATGCTGCGAAGCGTCTGCTCCGCTCCCGTCCATTCCTCCCGCTCCACGTGGTTCTCTTCCATGCCCGCCTCCCGTTAGTGTGGTGGTCAGCCTTCCAGTAATGTATCTTCTTCCTGTTGCGTGATCCCCCTCCCTCGCTCGAGCCGAATGGGTTCTTCCACGTCCTCGGCCTCGATTTCGATTTTGGCTTCATCTTCGGTTTCGGTGGTCGCCGCTATCCCCCCGCTGCTGAGGCCGATGGCGGCTAACGGGTCAGGTGGTTCTGGTTCCGGTTTCGGTACTGACTCCCTCTCCCGCACAGCCGCATCCATCCTCTCCCCCAACTTCGTCAGGACGAACAGTTGATTCTCCAGCCCCGCCAACTGCTCCCGCAGTGTCTGCCGCGCCTTGGTCAGGTCGGCCACCATCTCGGCTACCATCTCCCTCTCCGTCGCCATCTTATATTCCTCCTCTCCGTGGTAGCCACGCCGCGGGCATTGCCGCAACTATGGCTTCGACCGCAACGGTCATCTTGGCGAATATCATATTCCACTCGGCCTTGGAGAGGTCCTTCCCCTCCTCACTCTGGAGCAACTTCCCCTTCCGGTATTCCTCGAATACGGCCAGCAGGGCAATTAGGGGTGCTTTGAAGGCGAGGTACTTCTTGCCGAACACCGCAGCCGCAGCGGCGAACAGCACTGTTATCGCGCCTTCTACAAGGTGCGTACTGATAGTGTTCTTGATGCTGTCCAATACGCCCGCCTGCGCTGCTGCGGCGGTCAGGATCAGGATACCGATGGTGATTAGGATGGTGCGTCGCATACTGCCTCCTTTTTTTAGTATAGCCAAGTTGCGCTCGCTGCTGTTATAGCATGTCCTCCATGTTCCTGCACCCCCACGGGAATCCGTCCGCGGTGAACTCGTCCCGCCGTAGTCGTTTCGGGCTGCCGTCCGCCTCCTCCCGCATCCGCCTCGGCACCCTCGGATGCAGTTTACCCCTTACCCTCTTGGACTCCAGCAACTCAAACAGGCTTTGCCTGCACCCCCTCCTTGCCATTTCCTTATCCTTCCCTTATGGCGGTTATGATGTCCCCGCTCCTGTGCTTGCCCACGTCCTTCGCCCACTTGGTATGGGCGAGGGAATTGGCCGCGGCGGCGAACTTGCCGGTGCGGATGTAGTTTAAGGTGGTGGTGAACTTGGCCAGTTTGGTGCGCCCGAGGTTTAAAGCGAGGTTGGTGATGGCGTCCTGCCGCCTCGGGGTGAGGCTTGGGAAGTGTTTGATGAGGAGTTGGGCGTCCTTCTCGGCCACTGCGATGTCGTAGAGGAGGAAGGCTTCAGCCTCCGTTATGGTGCAGGTGTCGCCCTCCTTGACCTTGTTGGTATGCCCGTAGCCGATGGTGAGTTTACCTGCTGGACATTTGTACGCGACCAGTCTCAGCCCCTCGTGCCCCTTCAACATCTTGATTCCCGCTTCTGTCATGCCATGCCCCCTGTTGTTAAGTTGTTGCCCATGTTACCCATGTTGCACCTCTCCCCTTATGTGGTTCGGTTATGCTGCTCAGTATTGTTATTGGGAGTTGTATCGAGTATAGGCATGGTGTGCCGGGATGTCAAGGGGAATTTTCAGGGGTGTAGGGTTAGCCTGTATTTCTCCCCAGGCCCGAATAACACTGGGGGTGTGGAGAATATCTGTACGCCCTGAGCGCACGAGGAGAACTGAATGGGTTCCCATGCGGCATGGTTGGTTCTCATAATCTCAACCGTGGTGGCCGTGCCTTTCTCAATTTCAATAAGCCACGCCCCGTGCATAAATTCGTTGTTGGTGGTGAGGAACCCAATGACTATGGTGGTGTTGTTACAGGTATCCCCGTCGTTGTTGTTGGTGATGCACCCTGAGATTGTGATGCTTGTTATGCCAACCAGCAACAGCATCAGTAGACGCCTCATGTTGTTCCTCCCTCCTGTTATGTTGCAATCAACCCGTGGGCACGGCACCTTGCCAGTAGGTCATTGAGTCGGGCAATGACCGAGGCGGCATCCGTGGCATCGGCTACGGCAGCCCCCTGCTTCCCCAGTACCTTCGTTCCATATATCTGTACTGCACTGTTTGTGTCAAGTAGTTGTATTATACCGGAAGACAACCATTTACCTGTGAGAGTACCTCCAAGAGCAACAATAATCATCTCACCTGCCCCCCCGGAATCTCTCAAGTTGATGCCGTTCCCATCACCGCTGTAATTAAGTCCAACCGAATTGGCTCCGGCTGTGCTCTTTATGCTGATGTTCTCCCCGTCTGAGCGTAGGATCATACGGTCAGTAAGCGTAGTCTTGTTTAGGAATAACGCGGAACCGTAGGTTGTGTCGACTGCAAGTATTCCAGGACGGCTACCGTCTACCCCGTCGTCGATTGTAAGGACGTTGGCATTGCTGGCATTGTAGAAACGCATGGTATTGTCAGATACATCCAACTCAATCCTCTTGTAGTGTCCAGCCCCACCCGTATCCGTCCGCACTTTGCGCCCCGTAAGCGTCCCCGCGGTGATGTTGTCGGCATTGAGATTGGACACGGTAATTACGCTGGCATCTATGGTTCCCGCGGTCAACTTGCTTGCAGTCATGGTATCGATCTTGGCGTTGGTGATAGCCGCGTCCATGATGAAGGCCGTCCCGATGACCATATTGGCGCTTGAGTTCCAGACCAGTTGCACCACCCCCGCCTCGTTGGTGGCGATCATGAATCCGGTCGTGCCAAGGGTCGGGTGGGTCGCCGATGCCGAGTACGTGGCATTCCCCACGACCCAGTAGACGTAGCGGAGGGCCGTATTCGCCCCGGTGATGGCGTAGTTGGCCCCG